CCTTTAGATAAGCTAAAGTAGTATACCAAAATTTCTTTAGCTCGGTCAATACCAACACTGTCTATAACATCTTGCATTGCCCATTTTTCTCTAAACTTATTGATCTTGGGCATTGCTCCATACTTTTGCTTATATAAAGATTGATAAAAGCTTATTAATATGTATGGCTCTTTCTCACTTGGCACTCTTTAACTCTTCTTCTACTTCACGAGTTTTTTGAATAAGCTTATCTTCTACAAACTTATACACACGCTCTGTTGCAAAATCAACTGTTTCTCCAAGTCGAAGGTCGTCTTCTACTCCGATACTAATTTTAATGCTTTCATAGTTGCCAAGATTTCTAGTAAACGATAGGTCTACTTTTACTTTAGTTGTCATTACTCCGCCTTCCATACAGGTACAAATTTTCCGTCTTCTGTCTTAGTATACAATATAATGTTGTGTTTGAGAATAGCCATCAATTCAGTTTTTGAAGGAAGTCTACCAGCATGACCTTCTTCTGAAATAAATTCATGTAAATCTAATATGTCTTTTTGATTAAACATATACTTAGACCACTTGCTATCAGGATTTCCAATAGGATAAACTTTTTGTGGGGCTTTTATTTTGCCCTCCAAAATATAATCTTCTATTGTAACTTTATGTTTTCCGAGGATCTCTCCGACCTGTACAGTTGTGTATGCATTTTCCATACTCTTATAAACTTGAGAGTAGGAATACATTACACGTTTTCTGTCTGGGTAACACCAAGCTATCAGTTCGTCTTTTGCCCTAGATGCTTTTAATACTTTATGTATCTTATCATTTAAGAAGAAATAGAGGAACTTCTTTTGTGCAGGGATTCTCTTTCGTCTAGCCATTTTGCAAGCGCATTCGTTTCCTTATTAATCATCCATCGTTTTCCACACATAACGCAGAACAGCTCCATGTGTAGCTTTTGAGAGAATACTCTATCAATGAATACTCTTCCGTCACATTTTTTACATCTCATTATAAACTAAACAACTTTCCATCAACCACGCATGTATAATTTGGAGATACATGAATCATTTGAACGTGTGGGTATTCTCCATTTTCAATATGTGCAATAGCAAATCCTTTTTGCCAGTCATGATGTTGAGTATATTTCATTCCTGGACCCTTTTCATCACACATATGTCCAATTTCATATCCACGTAAAGTTTCACCCAAGCCATTGTTTCTAAGTTCATATGTTACCATATGTGAAGCAATTCTGTGTGAGTGTCCTCTAATTAAAGACACCTGCATATCTTCCATATCTTTTCTAACTGCACCAGTTGCAGATACTGAAAGTCCATGGTGAACGTGAATGTCTCCAAATCGGCGGCGTGGCAGGCTATCATAATAAATATAATCGTATCCCAAAGAATCTAGACTCCACAATGCTTCTGGGGTAACTTCATTTATATAATCAGGAAGCTTTGCGTCAACATAATTAAAAATTCTAACGTCGTGATTTCCTAATGCTGAAAACAATTGTGCGTCTGGAAGCATCTCACGAGTCTTTGCATAAAAATCTCTTGCGCCTTTTGCTTCATGCCTCATCATTGGAACAATTAAGTCACGGCTATCATCTTTGTGCAACTGCATAAATTCAGCAGAGCGTCCTTCTGTATATTTACTATAGCAAGCCTGATCATCCGTGTCTCCAAGATAATCTACCACATCTGGTTTAAACCACTTCATAACTTTAAACCACAAAGCAATCATCTTATCGTCTTGATAAGGGAACTGCTGATCGGACGAGATCATCCATTTTAAATCATTTGACATTAAACTACCTTAATAATTAAAAAAGTCACGAATACGTGACTTAGATGTTACAGTAATTGTAACATATGATTACTGATTGTCAATCTTTTAGCCGATATAGTTTTTAAGCTCTAGGGCAATCCAATTAATTGTATACTCTGTCTTGGTTGTTTTAGAATTGCTTGATCTGCCATAAACTCTATGATCTGCTCCGCTTTTCCCAACCCATATTGTTAGTTGTTCCCCAGCTGGAACTGAGCTTCCTAATGACGCAACAACAATTGGGTTCACCAATGTGGTTCCGACTGGAATTGAAACTCCAGAAGTATTTGATCCAGAGGTAAGGTTTAGTGTAACTGTTCCTACATTTCCAGTTAAAACTTTAGGATTTGATTGATCTCCAATTGTATTATTAAATAAATTATTAGAGGTTGTATATGTTGTAAGAATATCTTCTCTTAATTGATTTAATGCATTTGGATCTAATGGGGCACCCTCATTAAATGGAACGCTCTTTATTGAATTTGCTGCCATTATAAATTTTCTCCTAATTCATGCATACTTACTTCAAAAGCGCTTACTTCTATCACCTTTGATCTATCTAAACCAAACTTATCAAATGAGTCTGGATCAACAATATGCCTCTTTTTATTTTGTGATATTAAATATATTTTACCATCTGCTATGTTCTTTATCAATGTGCCGTCTCTAAATCCTAATTTACCCGCCAGCTTAATTCCTGCCACTGCTGTCTCAGTAGCCTCAACTGTAGTAAACATCCAAGACGTGACTGCCCTGTCTGATATAAGCTTAAACCTTTTCCCATCTTTAATCCAATAGGTAGCCTTATCTGTTTTTACAGCTAAGCCAGATGGGAATTGGGTAGGACTACTTACTATCTTCTGTTGTTTCTTCTTGAACATCTTTTTCCATAAGTTGAGTAAGCTCTGCCCGTAGTATTGCAATCTGAGTCTCATAGTTTGCTACAATCTCCCCAATGCGCTGCTGAAGGGCGGTAATAATTAATTCTGCCTTTGTTGACATTATTCTTCCAATCTATTAGTACTAAGGATAACATTATCCTTCTAGGGCGTCAAGTCTTGTTTTCATAGATTTTATGCTTGCATCTTGCTCTTGAATAAGCTGTAATAAAAATACAGGCAATGTTTCGTAAGCAAAGTAGTCTGGGACTCCCGTTGAATCATACTGAATTAATTCATCAAGCCCTAAATCTTGGGCTTCTTCAGCAATAAAACCGTATTGCTGAACACCTGTTTCATCATTTATGTATTTAAATTTTTTAACTGGCAAATTTAAAAGACCTTCTGAATTTATAGAGTAATTATCAATTTGTTCTTTGCGTCTACGAGTTGATGAAACGTAGCCATACGTTCCAGTTGTGCTAACACGCATTGCACGAGTAGTGCCTCCCATATCATTATTATAGGTTTGAGCAACACGAACATTTCCGCTTGATGATAAAAACTCAAACAATGAACCAGTTACTCCAAATGTAACTGATCCAGTTGCCAAAAGCCCACCTGTAATTTCTGTAGGCGCCTGTAAATAAACCCTGCTTGCAATTACATCAATAATTCCAGTTGATATGTTAGACTCCAAATATATAACTTTATCTGAAGAAAGTTTGCCCCCAGATATTGTTAAAGTATTTCCAGCATATCCACCAGGAGATCCAGTAGATGTTAGTGAACCAGTAAATGTTCCTGTTGCAGCAGACAAAGAACCAGCAAATGATCCAGATGTTGCTGTAATTGCTCCAGATATACTTGCACCAGTTGCTATTAATTGGCCAGCAGCAGTTACTTCAAATCCACCTGAATTTAAAATTCTTCCTGTATCAAAAATTGTAAGGTTAGTTGTGGTAATTGTTCCATTGCTATTTAATGTTAAATTACCTGAAGACAATGTTGAAGTTCCTATTGTCCAGCCAGCGATTGTGCTTGAAGATAGGCCAAGCGTAAATCTACCAGATGCGGTAGATCCACCATTTGCGCTATGATATATTCCAAGTGTGGGACTAATTATAACTGCGCTTCCAGATGAAGATCCTGCCCTAATTATTCCACTACTATCTAATTTAAATGTACCGCCAGAATTTTGTATTCCATCTGCAGCAATTGTAATGCCACCAATTGTTCCACCCTCTGCTGTTATGGTTCCGCCAATACTTGCTCCAGTTGCAGTTAGTATTCCTCCAGTGTTAACAGAAAATTTGCCAGAAGATGTTGATATTTCTGTTGCTGTTAAAGAACCAGTTATGGTTAATCCTCCGCCAAGCGGGGCTTGAAGGACTGCGGTTGATCCATTATAAATATACAGCCCAGCCAATATAGATGATGCTGGCACAGCAGCGCTTGATATTTCTATTCTAGAAGACCCTGCTGTTCCAGCACGAATAAATGATGTTGCGCTCAATGTTCCAGATTCAAGGTTATTTACAGATATTGTTCCAGCTGATAGCTTTGTTACATCAATTTCTCCAGCAAGAATCTTTCCTGCTGTAATTGCATTTGTTGCAATTTTATCTGCGATAATAGCGCCAGAAACAATTTTATCTGCAGTAATTGCATTAGCAATAATTTTTTGAGAAGTGACTGCATCATTTGCAATCTTAGTTTCTGTAATTGCAGAGGTTGCGATTTTAGCTTCAGTAACTGCATCGTTTACTAGTTTTGCATTTGAAATAATTGCATCTGCTAAATCTGTTCCTATTGCAGATCTTGCTCCAGATGATTGACTAGTAACGTTTGCACTAATTGCTGACTCTGCACCATTTTTATTTACAGAACTTGCATGGATATATACTGGAACATTATATCTAACATAAGTTCCATCTACTGGAACTACAATTTTATTTGAAATCTTGTTAGCGGTCATTTGACCTACTTTTATATATGTTCCTCCAGTTGCTGTTGCTGATGTTCCAGCATATATATTAATAGCTTCAAATCCAGTCCAGGCCGAACCATACGTTCCAGCCCAAGCTACTTCTATGCCTCCAAGTATTCTTTCTGATGTAAATCCAGTCGGCGCCACGGGGGTTTGAATTTCTTCAACAATTTCTGTAACTGTGATTGTTCTTGCTGTACTAAATAAAGATTCTGTTCCGTCTACTGATATTGTTTTTAATTGAACAATGTATATTCCAGGAACTGCTGTAAATGTTTGTGTTCCAGCCTGCTTAAAAAATCCAGCAGGCTTTGTTCCGTCGCCAAATGTAGTTCCAGAAATATGTATGTTTACTCTATCAAAATTAGATGCGGCAGCAGATAAAGCATTATTCCCGCCCCATGTTACTTTGATAAATCCTGCTCCGCCTACAACATCGCCAGACCCTAAACTAGGCTCTGAAGGTATTGTTGCAGATTGAGTAACAAATGTTTTTACTGAACTCCATGCGCCTAATGTTCCGTTTTTATTTTTCCATCTGAATTGAAGTGGGTACGCAGTTCCTAAATCTAAATCTGTAATGCTAACTAGAAAATAATTACCATCATCTTTAGACTCTGATACATCTTTCAGTAGATCTTGATATGACATTTTAGAAATCCAAATCTAATCTATACTCTACGTCTACTGGTCTTCCAGCTAATTTTGATAATGGTAAGGCAAACACCGATCTACTAATTAATCCAAACTCTGGATCAAACGTATCCTCATCGTTTATCCTTAATCCATCTGCGCCAATAGATGTTGTTGTCGATGAATTTGGAGTAACTATAATTCCTATTTGTGTAATATTTTTTTTATCGGGTGAATTTACTGAACCAGAAAAAATTGTACCTAGCGAAATGTCTGGGACAATCTTGTATCCTAAACCTGATTGAGGAGTAATTGTAATTTCATAATATTTAGTTGTTGTATTATAAAACCTTAGCTTTATGCTGGATAAATTTGAATCTTCTTTATAGTAAGCAAAGGATATGGAATCATTTACGCTATACCCAGAAAAATCTAACGGGTTTATATCTGAGATATATTCTCTTGCTGCCGTTCCATTTGAAGACATTGTTAAAAGATTTCCACCAATTTTATAATTTGATGTTGACACAGTCGGATTACTTAAAGATGAATCTGCCCATAGCAGCGCATCTGAAAAATCAGATATATACTGACTATCAAAATTATTTACAGATGTTCTTGTTGATGGATAAATTCCAACTTCTGAAATTTCTGCTACGACATCTTGAGGAATAGTTGTTTTATATATTACGGAATATGTTGAAATACCCCCAGATGTTTCTATATCTGTACTGCCAAACAATACTGGCAATCTATAAAATTCAAAACCTAGTCTTGTGTCATTTTCTGTTGCCTTTTTAAAAGACCGTCCAGAAGTTGATCCAGAAACAGCTGTTCCTGTTGCAGCATTAGTTACAGTAAATTGTGTTGTGCTTCTTGAAGCAACTGTAACATTTGTCAAATTAAAAGCTGAAGTAGATAACCCAGTAATGCTTACAACATCTCCTACGGCAAAGTAGTTATTTGCTGTGTATGTTACAGTTCCAGCTGATGCTGATGCTGCTGTAACCAAAGCTTCTTTTCTATCAATTCCAAAAGCCATATCTTTTTGTGTTGCAGTTATATTACCAGCAATAAAATTAGTCAAAAATCTTTTGCCAAACTTAGTAATAATATTGGATGAGCGGCAGATCTCCTTGCCATCTTGATAAAATACATATGTTCCTTTAATCATAGCTTTTCGGAAGGATTATAAATCCTTGCGTCTACCCCCTCAATATTTACTTTATCTTTACTTGTATTTGTTACCTTAATAACAATCTTTGCCTTTTCTACTTTAGTCACTGGGTCATAATATTTTGTAGAACTAAATAGCTCTATGTCAGTTAAATTAGGAACGTCTGGCAAATCTCTTTCTTCTACGGCAGCTACGGCAGATGGATTTTCTATTGCTTCTCGTGTTCCTACTGATATAGGTGATCCAAATGATGCAGTTAGGTATCTACCATACTGTATTTCTGAAGATTTTGTAGTAATGATTGCAGAAGGATTAAACCAGATAGCGTCTGGATGACCCTCTGGTAAAACAATTTTAGGGTTAGAAACAATTGATTGTTCTGGAACTCTATTTGGATTTTCTGAAACCATTTTTTTATTATACCATTTAGTCAACTATAAAGTTCGACATGTAACAGTAGTCTCCAATCCTTGATTAAATGAGTTAGTCACGCTTGTTACAATTAACTTTTCGGTGCCGTCAAAATCTTGGTACGGAGAAGTAACTGAAACTATATCTCCTACGTTTAACATAGGGTTTCCAAATACGGTTAAGTTTACAATCTTTCCTCTATTTACAACCTTTTCTTTAATCCATGTTGCAAGTTTTGTTACTGCATCTAATGTTTGCAGCCATCTTGATTCAAAAACAATTGGTTCTTTTGGACCGTAGGTAAAATCTTCATCAGTTATATATTCAAGTGTTCCTGAGTCTCCAATTGTATTTCCAAATAAATAAAATGAGGATCCAACTCCATCTGCCAGAGGTATTGTGGTTGAAGAATTATTTAAAACATACGCTTCCCCGCCAAAATTAGAATACTTTTGAGAAATAATTTTTGCCAATGGGTTGGCCCCAGTTGACCACCTTACTGGAACTGATGGCCTAGAATCAAATTTAATTTCTCTTTTAACTATTTCTCTTACGGTTGTACCAAACTCTTCAAATGAGTTTAATTTTTTTGTAACTTCGTCATCGTCAGAATAGTTTAGATATTGATAATCGCCATAAAGATTATTTAAAATATCATTTGAAAACTGCCCTTGATAAAAATTAATAGAATACTGTGAGTCTAGATATTCTTTAGATGTAATTTTTGAGGCAAATACATAATCGAACATTGCAGTTCCTTTTGTACAAATTAGGGCCACCCTGTTTGTTGGAGCCGCAGTTTTATAATCTCCAGCAGCCTTTTGCAAGCTTGCATTGTCTGATGCAGTTATCTTAAATCCATTTATGTATGCAGTTATGCTTATATTGCTTTGGTGAAACTTTACCTTTATATCAATGTTGTATGTCTTGCCGCCATAAATTCCATCTAAAGTTGTATCTAATGATTTTTGGCTAGTACTTAAATCTCTGATCCCGCCATTATAAATTTTTACAATTCTTACTGTTTTATTGTTAGAGCCAATTGATGCTGGGATAGTTTGAATTAATAAAGCGTATCCTTCTTTATGAAACTCATCCATAAAAAACCCTATGCCAGCTCCCTGAATTGGATCTTCAAAAAGAGGAGTCATTTTTATGCTAGTTCCAAATGTAAAGTAGCCTGGCTCTGATGCATAAGAGCTTGCCAATATTGCACCAGTTCCTGGATTATATGTCCATGTATTCGCAAACGCCTGCAATGCAGAAAAATTTTTACTAACAATTGTAGACTTCTTTGCTTCTGTATTTGTTAGCTGTAAATAAGATTTACCAACTTCAAGTTTTGCTGGATTTTTGGGGTCTGCCTTTATTCCAGAATTATTAACTGCAAAAACTTCCATATAGAATTTAGGCATTTCTGTTTTATTTCCGAATGCGGAAACATTGTAGGGAGTTATTGTAAAAACATAAATTCCTCCTTCTACTAAACCAGTAAGCGTTAATGTGTGTTCTTTTAATGCTGAGTTTACAGAATAATCTGGATCTGTAATCAAGGACCCAGATAAAGCACCTGTCGCAAGGTACCTCTGTCTTGTTACAACATATTTTGTAGCTGTCTGTTCTGCAGAAAGTCTAACTATTATTTGTACAGATGTTAAAGATACTTGCTTAATCTCTGGTCGAATTTGAAGTGTTTCTTCTTCAATTCCGTCAATTAGCAATCTGTTTGTCCAAGGTTGCATTATTCCCAGCTCACAATCCCAGTAGTCCACACATTTGTATCTATTGAACTAACTGTTGGCTTATGTGATGCTGGCGTTGTGCCGAGGGCGCCTCTTTTTTTAACACGATACTTTCCAGTAGGCTGAAAATATTTAGATTCAGATCTTGCTAAGTATCTATACTGATTTAAATCTGTTGAAGATTCAATCCATACATTTTCTTCGTCTACGCCAACAACACCATCTTTTGGTAAGTATCTGTATTCAATAGCATCGAACTCTATTATCTCAGAGTTAATTAAAAAATATCCATCAAAATTAAATACTGATTGAAGCTCACTATATTTATCTATTGTTGATAAATCTAAAACTAAAGGAGTATCTTCTGCTGGAGTGGTTGCTAAAATTTCATTCTTTAGTCCGCCTGCTGTTAAGTATGTTTCTGAAGACTGCCACAAGGCAGCGCTTTGTCCTACATAACTTGAATTTGTTGGAGTGCTCCATAAAACTCTGACTTGGTTTGCGGAAGGAATTTCTTTTTGAGACATAGAAATAATATTTGGAAGGTTTGATCCTGAAGCGGAATCACGAAAATTCCATGATGAAGATCTAGCTGTATCATATATATATTCTCTACTGTAAAACTGTAAAGTTCCGTTGTCATCCATAAAAGCATTCATTTGAATATCTCTACACAGCTCTTGTATATATTCCCAAACTGTCTTGTTGCCGTCAGTCCACCAATAACTAATTACTGGAATAGATTTATCGTCTTCTTTTAAATTAAATTGATAATTAGTAAATCCAACTGAATCAAGCAGTCTTCTTATAACGGCTGTTACTGGATAAAAATCACATAGAATATCTGGAGCAATTGTTTCCATTAATTGCTTAGCTCCATCTAAGGCAACTAAGTTTAAATTTCCATATGAATCAATTGACCAGCTATCTATAAAATATACACCCTGATATTCTTTATCATATTTATTTGGTGAAGTGCCCAAAGATCCGTCTGTATGATAAATTATAAAGTAAGGCTTTATCTCTGCATTTTTAGTTAAATAAATTAAATCTGTAGGGGATGCAGGCCAACTTTCATCTCTATTATATGGAACTATTTGTAATGCATCTTGATTATACTTTACTGCAGAAATTTGAATACTGTTTGCTGTAACTTTTCCGATTGGCAAAATGTCCTGAGATGAGTCTGAAGATTCTTTTGTTACTGTCATGCTAACTATATCTGATGATATGTCCTTTACCCATCTAGCTGATATCTCAATTACTCCAATATATTTTCCCCCGCCTGCATTTGTTGCTTCAAGTCTAATTGATTTTATTGCTTGTGGAGTAGAAAAAGAATATGGCTCTGAAATAGATGTAGAGTTCCAGTTAGTTCCGTTCCAATATCTTTCTATTCTTCCACTAGATGGAGGTGCTGTATAGGTTGTAGTTATTGCAGCTCCAGATACTGGTGTAACAGTTATTCTGTACTGTGTTGGAAGAGAATGATTTTTCTCAAACTGTATTACAATCTTATTTGCATATGCAGACTTTGTTGGCGTTGCAGTTCCAGAAGAATTAACAATTGTTGCCGTTGCTGATGCTCCAGTAACTGCTGTTCCAGTTGCTACATCTGATATTGTAAATGTTTTTTCCGTTGGTGTAGATTCAATAATTTTGTTTGATAGATTAAATGCACTTGTTGATAATCCTGTTATTGTTACTCTATTGCCAGCAATAAAACCATGATTAGAACTTGTTTTATATACAACCTTTTTATTTCCATCTTGAGTTGTGCCAGCCGAATATGTTTCAATTACTGTTGATGTGCTCTGTACATACTTTACAGTAATATCTGCATCTTCATCTTTTGGAGTTACCCAATACTTATATGATGTGGATAAGCCTGGATAATATACTCTTGGCTGTGTATTTGGATACTCTACTGTTCTAAATCCAGAAAAACTATTTAGCGGGGTATCAACAGAAGAAATAATATAATATTTAATTCCAGAAGAAAGAGGCCTAAATGGTTTAATTACTGAGTCTACTGGAAACAACTTTTTAAAAGGATTTATTTGAATTGGAGATGCTGTTCCAACTCCATCTATATATTCTGAATCTGTAGATGCAGTTACAGCTGTAATATTGTTTAGCATCGTATTCATATTATATTCAATTGTTGCGCCTACATTAATCGATATAGATGAATTTTGATAATAAACTGTTTGTAAATTTTCTGCAACTGTAGGCACTTTATACCTCTTCCATTGAAATAGATATATTCCAGTGTGCTTGAATTCCTCGTTTAACTAAATTAAATGTACAGTCTGTAAATGATACAGTATGTGACTCATATCCAGAAGATACTTGGCTTGCACCGTTTTTTGCATAGTTAATTCTAATATCAAATGTGCCTTTTCCTAGTGTGCTTTCATAAAATGTTCTTAGGTCTTCCGCTCCCCAATATCCGTCCGCTGTTTCAGTTCTATATGCAGGAACCAAGTCCCATGAAATACTAAAAGATTTTTTATCAGCAATAAAAAATTTTCTTAATGTTCCGTTTGACATTCTTTGTGTTTGTTGAATTCTATTATGGCTTACTGTAAATGGACCACGATTATGATCCGTAACGGTATTCCATTTTGTTGTTCCATCTCCGCCATTTGCGGAGGCATCTACGCCGTAGACTTGAAGGAGGGCTCCCCTAGGTAAAGTAATAGCCATTAGTTTCTTCTTCCCACTCCACTCATTGCTGCTCTCATTACATTCTTTTGATCAAGCATGTCTACAACCATTGAAGCAATCATTCTTTCATCTTGTCCTGGTTGTGCATTAACAACAAATCCACCAACATCATAGTGATGAACTGCTCCACCCTTATTATATCCTGGAATTTGATTTTTGCCAAGAGACACTGTGTTTGTAGGAATGTTATATTTAGGTCCAGCTAGTCCGCCCATTGCATAAGATGGAACGCTCATATTAGAATAATTAGATGGATTTGCATATCCTCCACTTGCAAATTTAGGAATTTGTATTTTTCCATTGTTAATAAATCCCCCGCCTGCTGCTTCTTCCACATTTTTTAGCTGTTCTTTAATATTAGAAATTATTGACATAAAGTCTTTTTCAGATAAAGCTCCTCTAGCGTATAGACTTACAGCTGATTTTTGAGCTGCTAAAAGATCTTTTTCATCTGCATAAGTTTTTCCACTTGTATATTTGCCAAAACGTGTAAACATTAAAAGTGCACCTAAAGCTTTTTGCGTATCACTTATTCCAACACCCACAGCTCCCGTTTGAGCTCTTTGTGCATTTAAAATATATTCAAATGGATTATATCCTGAGCCATGAGCTAACATGTCTATGTCGCTAGCATTATGTCCGCCATCAAATCTGACTCCAAGATTTGCAGCCATTTCTGCTATCTCTTCTTGATTTAAAGAACTAAATTCTCCCCTAACGGCATATCTGTATTTTTCATCTATTCCAATTTGTTTCTTTGCTTTATCTATTGCTAGTATTTGTAAAATTCTTGAAACGCTTACATGCTCATCAGACTCATAATTGCTTCGTGCTGGCATATAAAATTCTTCTGAGCTACTGCCTCTCATGGTGTCTTCTGTACGTGCTATAGGCCTTAAATTACCATTTTCGTTAACTGCTTGTAATATTTGAGCAAGCTCTGCTTGAGAATATTTTTCTTTATCTAAATAAAATACTTCCTTTGCTAAAAGATCTTCTGCAATTATTGGAGGTGCTTCTCCAGGTTTATATAAATTAAGTTCTTTTAATTTTGCTATATAAGCAGATTCTTCAAGGGGAAAGCCTGAGCTTAGCTCTCCTTCTTTTTTACTGTAATGAAAAGGCTTTCCAAATCTTTGCAAGAAAAAGGTATCTACTGAATGAAACTGTTCTGGCTTTCCATTATATTTCATTAAATTAGAAAGTGTGCTTACTATAAACGGTTTATTTGGCTTCCATTCACCCTGCATATGTGACTGAACTGCGTCATAAATTCCAAAGTGTCTCGATGTTCTAGCTGCGGCTAATTCTTCGGGGGTGCCGACAGTTCCTTCAGGAAGTCCTTTTGGACCAAAAAATCTAGAAAGTATGTGGGTTGCTGCATCTTTTTCAAAAAGATCTCCACTGCCATCTGTTGATGGGAAATCGTCATTAAATATTCTTATCATAGGAATATCTCTTGGTGTTAAAGGAGTGTAAGAAGGTTCCCAACCTCTTGCCTTTAATTCTGCAATTTCAGCTTTAGTTAAAGGCTTTTCTCCACGTATACCATGCAAGCCGCCTCTTGGGCCACCTTGTCGTGCAATATTGGCAGCTACCGCTTCTTGTTGTAGTCTGACAGTTTCTATATATTCCTGAACCATTTTTGTAAGTAGTGGTGAAATTGCTTTTGTTTTAGTTTTAATAGCAACAGCATCTTTTGTATTGCCACGCATTGCAGAAATTAATTGTGCAAGCCCTGCTGGATCTAGTGACTCTGAAAGCTCTGGCCTTCTAAGGCCAAAAAGATGTGGGGATGCTAAATCTTGTGGATCAACATTTTTTAAATTTATGCTACCTGATGCTAGCATATTCATTAAAAATTCTTTTACATCTTTATCGCCCCATTGGTATCCTGAATTCATTTTATCTAATAAGCTTTTAGCTTTTTTGTGGTTTGGATCTTTTTTCAAAATATAAGATAGGATTCCTTCTGGTGTTGTAGGAATAATATCAGTTACTTGATGGCTTGCTAATAATGAGCTTAAATTTTCAGTAAGACCTTGAAAAACAACTGCGTCATTTCCAAAAGCGTTTCCTGAATACACTGGTACATTTTTTCCTTCATGAATTACAAATGGCGGGTAAACATTATTTGGCTTAAAATCATCTGCAGACATTTTTATTTGTGGCTTTTGAATCATTGAAGATATTTTGTTTTCAGCAAATGGTCTTGCTGCGCCGATCATTGCTGCAGTTATAGCATTAGATGTAAACTGTGGAACTGCTGATGTTGCATACGGTATAGAACCCTTTGGAAGAAGAGAGCCTAATCCAGGAAGTCCTTTTGATAATCCATATCCTTCAGCTAGTCCTCTTATCGAAGCGTTTCCAGCTGCCGCTGGCAATAAGAATGAACCAAAATCTAATCCAACTTGTGCAGCAATTTCTGGAATTACAGATGTAACTCCTTGTTGTTTTATTTTTTCTTGTTGTGATTTTAATCCTTCTATATTTGTAGAAGCAATTGGGTTTGTACCAGTAAACGCTGCTTGTACTCTGTCTAAAGATAATATTGCTGGAAATAAAAAGTTGTCATAAATCTTTTGAGCAACAGATTTTGGAGCTTTATAATTACTTGCCATGTGTCCAGCAGGCAAACGTCTGCGACCTGATCTTCTACCTGATGAAGATTCCATTTTTTGTTTTAGGGCAGCTGATACAGAGCCCATTGATGACATTCCCATTGCATGTGGGGCACTTGAATGAGTGTGTCCTACTGGACCACCAGCATGGAACATAAGTCGGCTTGGTCCATAATCAGACAAAGGATTTATGACTCTTCCGCCGCCTGCAAACATCAATGGACCTAGTCCGTAGGCACCGCTTCCAATGCCTCCCATAGAGGCTCCAGAGCCTGCCAGACGCATAGGATCTCTATCTACACCCATTCCTGGGCTTGTAAATGGTTTGCGTGGCTGCTCAGCCATCTGATGCATGTAATCTGAGTGTTGTGGAACATTTCCACTAAATTTAAGTCCTGGAATTTCTGTTCCGCCCCATATATCCATACCTGGACTACGTGGCCCAATAAACCTAGAAAGCTCTCCCCAATATTGTCCAAAAGGATTTCCTATAGGCTTTCCAGATCTTGAATAAGGAACACCTGGTTTCTTTTGTCTTGGTACAGTTAAAGGTCCATTTATCCAATTTCCAGAATCAGTCAATGAGTTTACAACTTTTCCACCTTGTGCAAACTTCTTTATATTAACCTTTGTGCCTGCAAAAATTCTTGATCCACCCATATATTTTGGATCATTTAGCTGTGGATTCATTTCCATTAATTGCTTGACGCTAATTCCATACTTTGCAGCAATTGCAGATAATGTATCTCCTCTGCCTACTGTGTATCTATCATTTTCATAATCTGACTTAGCATCATCTGCGCTGTAATATTCTGGTGTGCCATATCCATATTTAATAGTATCTACTGGCTTATATGAAGGTCTTCCAAATCCTACAATTGGAGCATTCTTCATATTGTATTGTCTTACTTTTGCAAGTACTCCGCCGCCGCTTCTTTGACTTCCAGAACCAGATGTATTTCCTTCTATAGTTGAAACTGCATTCTTGCTTAAAACTTTTCTTACTAGTCCTACGTGAGAGATTCTATTGACGCCGTCTCCTGGGAAATCCATAAAGGCTAGATCTCCACGAAGTGGACTCATTGTTGTCCACTTGCCGCTCTTCCTAAATGATTGAGCTCCACCAGGAGTCCATATCATGCTTGCTAAATCTACTCCAGATTTTTTTGCCGCCCAATTTATAAATGCACCACACCATGCAATAAATCTAGTTTTTAAATCATAAGCTTTTTGTGCAAAGCTTCCAAATATTGTGTCGTTGCCTCTTCCTTCTTTATAACCCAACATAGACTCTGCTGTTTTAATCATTGAGTCTGCTGTGCCCATTTTAGTTACCTTGCCGCCATTAGCAAATCTGCCAGCGTTTAGGTTATCAAGAAAATCTGGACCAAGGTTTCTGCTTGCCTTCTCAACTGAAGAGGCTTTAATTACATATTCACCATCTGAAAGATATGCTGGGATAGAGTCAGATGTTGAAGTGCCTGGACCCATTACGTCCCCGCCTGGAGCGTAGTGTTTTACAGCCCCACCTTGTGCAAAAGTAAAGTTACTTCCTGGGTTGTCGTATCCTGGGTTATACCATCTTCCAACAAGTTTATTATTTTTTAAAACATCGCCATTCTTTTTATATAAATATCCACCCTGATTTAAATCTTTAATTGGCCCCAACATTTCTAAACTTTGTCCGCCTCCATATGTTGGATGCACAAATGATTGATTTGATCCAGCAGGTCCACCTACTGGAACTGGCATAACACGAGCTTGCTCTCTTGTGTACTTAACTCCAGTTGAACGATTTTGAAATCCTCCAGTAGCGGGGTCAAAAGATAATCTAGCTCCTGATGTTGGCGTAGGAGTTCCAGACAGTATTTTCTTTAGTAATCCCAAAACTTCTGTATCTGATGTTTTAAGTTCTCCCTTTTCGTTGTAAATTGCTTTACCAAATGCTGACTTAGCTATTTCCTCTATGCCACTTGGATTTGGAACAAATCTGCTTCCTACATAGCTACCGCCTCCACCAGATAGAGATCTTGCTATGTCTTTATATCCAGCTTTTTCTAAATCAGATATAAGCAGATTAAGTCTATCTTTCTCTGTTGGACTTAATTCACCATCTGTTGCAGAAGTTGTTAGTGCAAGGAGCTCTGTGAGCAACGAGCTAAGATTTTCAACTTTTGCGTTTGCTGCATCAGCTGTCTTTTTTGCTGAATCTACTTTATTCTGAAGTCCATCAATTCTTGCATTAAGTGCATCAATTAATGATTGCTCTGCTGCAATATCTTGTTCAGCTTTTAAATCAATTGCTCTCTTTGCTAAAGTAACTTGCTGAGATCCAACTAACTGTTGAATTGCAATTTGTGCTTGTGCTGCACCAGACATATCTCCAGCAGCTAATTTGTCTTGATACTCAAGCTGCTTTGCTTTAATTCTAAGATTAATATCTTCATCTGCATTTTCTTCATCTAAAGCTTTCTTTCTTGCGTCCGCTTCTTCTTTTATTTTTTGAATCTTTTTATTATGTAATTCAATTTCTTTACGAAGAGCCTTAGCTGAAAGTTCTGCGTTTTGAATAATTTGTTCTGCATTTGTTTTTGAAACCTTTGCCATATCTTTTACAATTTGTGAATATGGACCAGATTTTAATGCTTCTCTTTGTTTTTCAATTATTATAGAAAGAGCTTCAGCGGCTGCTGGCCCCATATTTACAAAATCTAAAGCTATTCCAGATGTAGAAAGTCTAACTTTTGCCATAATGCTTGCTAAAGTATCTGTTGTGTTTAGAAGCCTATTCATCTCCGCATTTTGCTTTACTATAGCATTGACACCCTCAATTCCAATTGCTACATTTCCACTAGATGTTGCCTTTATCTGCTTTAATATTTCCTGATAAGATTCTGAAGAAGTTATAAGTTTGCCATTTTTATCTTTTGTATTCTCAATTGAATCTGCTAAATTATTATAAGCATTTAATGCGGTATCCAAGGACTTGCTTAGCTGGTCTGTATTTCCATTTTTAATTACATTATTAAATGTTTCCAGGGTAGACTTTGCAGCAGAAGCTTTATCTGTAATAGTTCCAAAACCTTTATCTCCTAATACTGACAAAGCCTGGGCTGATTTATTTGAAATTGAAATTAATGCATATATTAATTCATTTGCATTTTCTACAGACATCCCGCTTGATACAAACATGGCTTTTAGTTGAGTTGCTTTCTGTGCCAACTCTTGCTCAGATGCTACATTTAGCATTTTAAGTTCTGTTGGTAACTGTTCCTTAGCTTGCTTTTTTAGTTCATCAAATTCTTTTACAGTTATATCTATTCCTTGACCAGGAGCTTTTGTTGTAGTATATTTAAATGCTGCCGCCGCTGCATTTCTTAATTCAATTTCCTTTTTGTTTTTTTCTATAGATGAAGTTAAAGTTTTATAGTTAAGATTTAGCTTTTTTACAGTTTCTTCTTCTAGGCCAAAAGCGGAGTCAATTATTCTTCGTCTCTCATTAATTTTGTCATTAATGGTTTTTATTGCAACTCCTACACCAAGTAAGACAGCTATTAATTTGACTGGCCCAGGCATTTTTGTAAAAAGTTGAAATGCTTTTGTTAATAAAGTTGTTTGAGTTCTTGCTGTTCCTGCAGCCTTAGACATAAGGAACATGTCTGTTGCCATTTGACCAACCATGTATCCGCCCATTTGCCCAATACCGCCAAACATTCTGCCGCCAACTTGACTTAATCCAAATCCAGCAGCCTGCCCTAGAAGCATTGACTTCATGTATCCAGATGCTCCAATTCTTGGCTGAACAATTCTTTGTTCGTTTTCTTCCGCAAAGTATTGAACTCCAGGAACTACCCCGCCCTTTGAGAATCCAGGAATAATTCCACCAGACATTTTTGGAACAAATATTTCTGGGCCATTCTCTCCAACCAAATATGGTCTACCACCAGTAACTGGTCCTCCGCCTGCACGAGCACCATCAACAACTGTCTCTAATTGTATCTTGCCATCTCCTGCATTAACAATTCTAAACTTACCACCAAAGATTGATTCTTGTTCTGACCTTGAATTATGTCCAGCTACCTTTTGTCCAAATGGCGCTGAGAATCTTGCATCTGGGAAAATATCTGATGCTGGAACAACATTTCTATTTCTTACAATTGCTTCTAACAGAATAGCTTTTTGGTCTCCTGGAGCAGAATGGCCAGGGGCAAACAAACTTGCTACATCTCTATTTTGGCTCCACGATGAGCGGCGCATTATAAATTCTCTTCCAATTAAAGGAGTATAGTCTCCAGTTAATTTTGCCTGAGATATTAAATCCAATATATCTGCTGGCAACGGATTTGATTTATTATTCTTTAAAAATATTCCTCTGTATAGTCTTCCAGTATATTTTCTTGATAAAGTTTTTACTGCTTCTGTAGCGCCTGGAGTTTGCAAAATGCCATAGTTTCCAGCCATGTATTGACGCAATATGTATCTGCCACGATCCTCTAAATTACCAATTGGGAACTGAGGAAGCACTGCTTGTCTTGCAAATCTGTCGTCACGATATAAAATTTCACGAGTCCACTCAGGCTCATTTTGCATATTTTTTGGAACCATTGTTGTTCCAATTTGTAATGGCCCATGAAGTGGATCTTGGTTTCCTAGTGTATATTGATATCCTGGTTTTCTGAACTGCATTTGTGGCTTCCACTTTGCAGTTAATTTATCAAGCTTTGACTTAGATAAAGACTTTACTATTCTTCCAACCATGTTGGTTCCAAAGTTTTGTATGATCCCGCCCATATTTTTTCTTTGTATTCTAGCTACTTTATTTTCTTTTAGGGCAACATAATCTCGTTCGTATAATGCGGTTGGATTATATTGAGTTAAAACTCTTTCTATTTCTGGAATTACATCTTTTGTAAAAGTAAACTCTGCGCCAAGCTCTGGTCTATCTCCTATAGTTGGAAGTTGATCTACTGAGACACCACGTCTTTGTGCTTCGTTTTCAAATCTTGTTCTTATTGCTGAATCTATTGCTTCTTCAGCTTCATCCCATTGAGAAAGAGGAATTTTTGCAGCTCTTAATTGATTTCTATATTTGTTTACTCCTGCTACCTTAACAAGGTCTCTTCTTAAAAAGTCGGATGGTCTAAGGTTATTTTGGTTTGCTGATAAATTAGTTGCCGCTGTATAATCTACAATATAGTTGCTTACTAATACTTTTCCATCTCCTAGTTTTTTACTTACTGTAAGATGCGTACCATGTCTTGGCTCTGCATATGGAAGTGCATCTAGTCCATTTTCTACAAACCTTGAATTTAATTCGCTAACATTTTTTGACTGTAATGTTCTTGATGTTTGAGAATGAAGTGCTGGATCTTTTTTAGACCTAGTTAATTTATCTGTAAAGTTTTTAGCTACATCTAAATATTTTTGTTTTAATACAGGATCTGGAATATCACCAATTTGAGAAATAAATCCTCTAGCATCTGCCCCTCTTGCTTTTATGCCATGAACAGTTTCTACTACATCTCTATTTCTAGTTGTAGAAAGACCTTTAACAATTCTATTAGGCATCATTCTGCCAAAGAATTGCATACCGTCTATCATTCCGCCTTTATTTCTATTTTGAATTGGAACTATTACCGCTTTACCTTTATTGTATAGATGAAGTCCTTCTGGGTCACGAGCTGTTTGTTCTTTAGTTACAACAAATTCTCCTGGAGTAAGCATTGCTGGAACGGTATCTGTATTTCCCTGACCAGGTACAAATCTACCTTGTTCGGTAGTAAATACTTGTCCACCCATATTTAATCTTCTTGGTCTAGTTGTTTCTGTTGAATATGGTGCGCCAAATGTTTTAACTCTCAGTGCTTCAGCAATTCTTGTAATAAGACCTCTGTTTCTTGGTCTTGTAAGTTCTTTCATATTTGATTTTCCAGTTACTGGATCAAATGCTGGTTGATCTACAATTGGCAACTGTGTTAAATTAATTGTTCTTCCTTGTGCAGTAGCAACTCCTGTTGCTGCCTGCCCCATCATTGCTTCAATCTGTTGGTTTAATGCAATAACTCTTGCTCTTGCTTGTTCAACAGTTATCTTAGATGCTTGAAGATCTGCAACTATTTGTGCTGATTCTGATGCGGCAAGTGATGTTAATCTTGACATTTCTGGAAGAAGCGCTTGATATGAATCTGATAATGATGTAGTTATTAGTCCAGTTGCTGCAACTTCTCTCTTTAATAATGCTATTTCTTCTTTTGATTGCATTGCTAATGCACCAGTCATTGCATGCCACTTAGCAGCTTCTTCTGCAACAATTCCTGTTGAAACTCCACGTACCGAGCTGACTCCCTCTATCTTTGGCAGGTCGCCAGACATATACATTTGTGGGTTATTGCTTATTTTTTGATTAACTAATGGTGCTCCTGGAACAATGCCAAATATTGTTTGTGCAGCTTTTTGTTCTGGTGTCATCTGGCTTACTGGATTTGGATGAGAAAAAGATCTAGTATCTCTATCGCTTACAAGTGGGTGGCTTGGAACAACTTCTCTTGCACCAGCAATAATTGTTTGCCCAGCAATTGTTGATATTGTTGGTTGTGATGAAATTGTAGCTGATCCTGCTTTTGTTTGTAATTGAGTTAATTGATCATTTACATAGCTAAGCGCTTCTCCAAGTGCCATAGCTGCTTTAGCATCATTATAAAATGTTTGCTCTACTAAGTTTCCAGCTTTTTGTGCTGCTAAAATTTCTGGTGTTAATAAACGCCATCCTTCGCCGCCTTTGAAAAATGCTCTAAGATGAGCGGCGCCCTTAACAACATATCCTAAGAAGTTTGCAAGCACACCAGTTAACATAATAAGTGGTCCAGCCAGTGCTGTGAATCCAGCAAATAGACTCATTAAAGTTTTTACTGGTCCAGGTAGTTTATTTGCAAAATTTACAATCTTGTCAAGAACATTTATTAAAAATGTTCCAACATTTAAGAACTGCTCTCCTACTCCAGCCAAGTCTGCTTTTAGTTGCTCTAATGCTCTACGGAATCTACCAGAAGCAGATTCAGTAATTTGTGCTAATTCTCGTCCAGCTACACTTGCTAAGTCACCTGCGCTTGCATTCATTAAATCTAAAACTTGTAAAGTCTGGCTACCCTGTCTACCTAGGTTATCAAAAAGGGCTGATAGTCTAGCAAATTGGAACTTACCAAAAAGTTGTTCAATTGCTTTTGTTTTGCTAAGAGGATCAAGTCTGTCTAAAGCTTTTTGCAAATCTAAAATAGTGGCAGTTAGGTTTCCAGCGTTACTTGTAACGATTTGTCCCAAATCAATGCCAAGACCCATGAACATTTCTTTTGCAACTTTAGTAGGATTGATAAGTGAAGCTAGGGATGATTTAATTGCATTTGCGCCTTCTGATGCATTAATTCCTCCTTCTTTCATTGCAGTTAAATATAAAGCAAGATCTTCTATATCTCCACCCAAAGATTTAATTACTGGTCCCGCCTTTGGAATAGCTTCTACTAAATCATTAAGAGTTGTTGAAGTTTGGTTTTCAACAGCGTTGAGGAAGTTAATAGACTCTGCTAACTCTTGAGTATTTTGATTAAAAGCTGTTTGAATTGCAAGAGTGGCCTTCATTGCTTCTTGTCTATCTACTTCACCAAGAACTGAAAGTCTAGTAGTTTCTCTTACTGAGTTAAGGAGCTCTGCTCCTTCTTTTCCAGTTGCAGCTATATCTGCAGATAAGGCTATAGTTTCTTTATAAGATGCGCCATACTGTGCTGCTAATTCTTTTGCTGTTGCAGCAACTTCTTTTCTTACTGTAGCTAGCTCTGCTGCAGAGCTTCCTGCTATTCCGCCATAAACTTTTGTTAAACGAACTAACTGCTCGTCTGCTTCTCTAAATGCATCTGCTGCTGCTTTACCAAATGCTGCAATTGGAACTGTTAAACCAACTGTTAGCTGTCTACCTGCCCACTGTGTATTTTTACCCCAGTTAATTAATTGAACTCCGCCATCTTGAATAACCTTATTAAAGATTTGCATTTCTTGCTTAAGCAGAGCTGCTTTGTTTTTAGTTTCGTCTAAACCTCTTGGTATATTAACATTGAATTGCATAAGCCCCTCGGCATTTCTACCGAGAGGCTGAATGATTGCATTCTGTAAAGCTACTTGCTGTCTAGCAAGATCTCTAATTAATCCGCCAGAAGTTCTACTGTGCTGTTGCCAGACACCGTAATACTCTCTTAACTTTAATCTACCCTGATCTAAATTTTTTCCAAATTTATCAACATCAGCTGTTAAATTAACAAAGTGTGTAGAGAATTGTCCAGTACTTCTTAAAGTACTTGCAAAGCCCTGCTGTATCTTTGTTGCATTTAAAGCTAACGCTTTATCTGTGTTAGTTAAAGTTTGCTTTAATTGAGATAACTGAAGATTAACCTTATTAACATTTGAAATAAGATCTGAAAAGTCTGCACTAGCAACTATATTGGTGACTACATTTTCGCTAGCCATTTTTTAGATGTTACCCCTTTTCATATCCTAATCCCGCTCCGATTCCAAATCCTGCCTGGGCTGCAAGTGGTCCTTGTAGTGAAACAACATCGTTTGCACCTGCATTTATTCCCAAGGCTCTTCTTTGTATATCTTCAAAGGTTGGACCTTCTTGTTCTTCTTCATCTTGACCTAAATCAATTCCTTGAATAGATGCTAAGAATCTTCTTTTCTCTGATTCAGTTTTTTGCATTGACTTTAAAGTCTGAATGAGTTCTGGCATTGATAAGTTATCTTCTAGCTCGTCGTAATTCTTCCAATGACCTAAAAGAAAAACTTCTCCCAATAAAGCGGCAAGATCTAGTTCTGACCAGCCAGAACCGCTGCCGCTAGAAGGTTTGGGTCATCCATCTTAATTCCTCCGCATACTTCAAGAATGCGGTTGATTGTTGGAACATCCAATGCGTCTTCTAGTGCATCTCTATCTTTTACTAGATCTGGCAATTGCTTTTCTAATGCTACTGCACATGCATCAATGAGAATTGTAAGCGTCTCATCTTCTGATGTAACTTCTGCTGTCTTCTGAATTGCTGCCATGAACTTTCTAAGTTCTTTAATTGTCAAAGGCTTTAACTTTACCTTAGCCCCGTTTTGTAGTTCAATTTCTTCTACGTCGTAGATTGTAGTTGCCAATTTATCCTCCTAGGATTGTCTTAATTATTATAACAAAACACTCTTACTAATACAAGCAGAAACCCCCAATTTCTTGGGGGTATCTGAATTAAATAATTAAATTTAATTATGCATAAACACGGTCAATAATCTTACCGTATTCTTGGCCAGCATATGTCGCATCTCCTGATGGGAGAAGACGGAATGTTACTGGGAATGTTGTTGGTGTGTTACGAGCTAGAGAGAACTGTGACTGCTGTACTGAAAGAACACGACGTGCATAATATACACGCTCATTCTTTCCGTAGCTAGTATTGTTGTAATCTGGAGCTGGTCCAACTGCAATTAGCTGGCGCTCAACTGGTGCAGATTGCAAAGCTCCTGCTGCCAAACCTAGAACCTGTGGTGTTGTATCTGTTGGCTCTGCTGTTGTTAGAGTATCATCTCCGTCAAAAGCTGCGGCATTTACTCCACCTTCAGTAATTCCAGCTGTTCCTCCTGGCTGACCAAACACAACGAGAATATTCTCAAGTGTTCCTTCTGCCATTTCTGTTGCTAGCATAACTTCCATTGACTCCTTGAACAGCTTAGCTGAATCTAGAAGCTGGTCTACTGTTACGTTACCATATGTTGGGTTATAAGTAATCTGAAGACCGTTATTTGTGTATCCAACGTTGCGCCACTTTGTAGTTGCCGCATTAAGTGTAGTTGTATATGATTGGGATGAGTTAAACTCTACCTTAGCACTACCCTTTGTTGGATCAAGATTTGAATCGCCATCGAATGCTGCTTGGTTGATGAACAACGGTGAAGCACCTACGATAATGTTCTTGGCTGAATTGTATGTATCTCTTGCCATTTATTTCTTACCTCCTGTTTTTTCAAAAAATCTAATAAATCTGTCAAGCTGGCTAGGCTTCTTTCCTCTTGGTATAATAATAAGCCTTTTTGGGTAAAAAGGCAAACTATATAAACCGCCCGTTTGAATCAGACAAACGGGAATATTTAATTTCTAGGACTATGTCTGTAGACAAAAATCCTTGTAGCTCTTCTGAGGGAGCCGCTGGAGAGATGTCAGCAATAAATATGCTATAGAATTGAAACTTATCTGACAGATTTGTCCAGTTATTTACATCTCTTGCAGACTCATCTACCCTTCTAAATAAGTCAGTCATAAAATTTCTAATCTCATTGATGTCATTAATATCTGTGGAATATATGGTAAACAATACTTGCTCACAGCATATAGCCCATAGGTCTTCATATGACATTCCTATCTTGTCATAGACTATGTGCTTCTTTCCGCTCAAAAAATGATTTAATTCTGGAGATTGTTGGACGGGAATAATAGGTACTATTTCATCCCCTATACTATCGCTATAATAATCAGATGCAGTAAATATATCAGCATCCTTTAATTTCTGCCACAAGTACTTACGCAATTCAAGCATTGCATCTACTCTATAATTAACCATTAGCCCATACCTCCAAATGCTGAACTTAGTGCAAAGTCTGCTTGTGATCTAACAGAGTTTGGAGAAAATGAATATCTAACTCTTCTAATATCTGATGGTAATCCAAGTGCTTTGCTTATTGAACTATTAAATAATCTTTGAAACCCCGATCTTTTAATAGATTGATTAACCAAGTCTCCTGTAAAGAAATATTTATATGCTACTTTAAAAGAGTCTTTTACTCTAACGCCTCCAGGCTTGCTAACGGTCACTGAGGCCCCTTTAGGCATAAAGACGGTATCACCACCAACTTCGAATACAATGCGCTCAGATGACCTTGGAGCAATTACTACGGGTACTCCAGATTCCATCACGGAAGCTTTATTTGCAAATACATGTGTATGCTTGCCTTTTTTAGTTGGGACCATTGATTTAGATAATTTAAAATTATATGTTAATTGAAATGACAATCCATCCTGTGGTAACTTATTTAATTCAAAAAGTCTAGCTTCTTTGTCTCCAGCCTTTTTCCATTCATAAACATGGTGTAATGCTAGGGGTGTCGTTCTTGCTTTTGCATCAATATATTCACCAAAATCTTTTTCTATTTGATTAAATATAACTGTGCTAAATTTATTTTGAAAATTCTTGTTTGATGTCAATTTAGACATTACGGTAGCTTTATAATAAACCGCTGCCGATATTTGAGCAACCAAGCTATCCTTTAAATGTTTATTTCTTGTTCCCATCATAAGGGGTTCAAGTCCGCTTGCTGCCGCTACTAATGCTGTACTAGAGTCCAATTTGTTGGTTCTCCGATCTTTTCGTCGTAGAGTTATATCCTAGGACTCTACCGAATGGATCTGTAAGCGGAGTGGTTCCTACAACCTCAAATACCGTTGGTGTATCTGTTGGAAAATTTAATTCTGTCCAAATACAGTTACCTTGTGAGTCACGGATATTTGTAATCTTTTCTCTAAGGGTAAGCTTTTCTGAAGTTCTTATTTGAACCACCTGATCGTTTACATATTTGTTACTAAATATTTGAGTGTCACTGCTTCTTGTAGTTGCAGAATTACTTACAATTCCTTTGGCATGGCAGTCTAAAGTTTTATAATAAACCCACTCTTTTACAATTGATCCAGTCTCTATATCTTGAGCATCAAATTGTTTGTAAACGTCTAGTTTCATAGACAAGACGGAGTCTATGATGCCGTTCATTTATATAAGCACCATAGAAGTAATAATATATGGATTAAGCAATTGGTCTGCAAATTGATTTCCAGTACCAGAATAAGCCTGTCCAGTATATTCAAACTTCCAGTCAAATGTCTGAACGTTCTTCAAATACTTCTGTCTCCACAAAATATCCTTTGAGAAATAATCTTTCATAAGTTCTTTTGCAGCCATTTGAACATTGTCTGGAACTTCATTCCAACCATATCTTCCATAAACACGATATCTGGTGTGCTTGTTAAATGCCTCACCATTATATGTGTCATTAATTGTTGGTGGAACCATTCCATTTGCAATATACACAGTATTGTCTAAAAGGTTTGTTCTATCAATTCTAATTCCGAATCCGCTTTCAGTAACCTGTGGAGTATATAGCCAATTATTTACAACTGGACTTACTGTATTATCTACAAGAAGAATGTCGTTGCCGTATAGTTTTTGAATAGAATCAATTTTATATGGAAGGGCCAATATGTCTGAGTCCATTCCATATGCAATTTCTACATCATCGTATAGGAAAAAATCTTGCCCTGTGTAATCTTCAATTACTTTACGAGCATACTTTTCCGCCTGCTGAATTTGATAATAGGTTTTGTAATTTGGATCGCTTGAATCTACCCCAATATTTAGCTCATCTATTGCTTCATAAATGTTTGTATATGGAGTTACAACATTTGCATATGTAGTGCCAGTTGCTGAGCTACCACCTACCTGATATTCCCATACTAGCTTAAATTTTCTTTGTCTTTGAGCATATGATAAAGGAATAACAACTTGATAGTTTCCATAGTCTACTTCAATTTTTGTTGAAGTAAGCGTTGTTAAAACAGTAGTTGGAGATATTGCTGGAGAGATTGTAACATCTTCAGTAATGTCATATAGCTTTACTGTAGGTGCTGAGTCTGCATCTAATACTTCTCCCTGCCAAAAGATTTTGTGCTTTAGTGGTGAATTAGTATTTAAATATATCTCTGCCATTATTAACGGTTAAGCTCAGCCGTAGAAGTCTTGAACTTCCTTTGGTGTCGCTGGGCGGAACCCCTCCTCTTTATCAAAAATTGCTTGCGCTTTATCTTTATGCATTGCTACAAAAGGATGCTCTTTGGTGAATGTAAATCCCAGAATATCGTATCTGAAGTTGTTTCTTGTCATTCTTACCAAAACCGTGTCTTCTGCAAGATCCTGCTTTGGGTTAAACTTTGGAAGGATTTCGATCTCTTCTTTTTCATCTTCAATCTTTTTAATTGTTTGTTCATATACTGCCCAAGTTACGCCTTCTTCTGTAAGAGCGGCAATAATATCATTTTTGTTTTTTAGGCTATTTGTATCAACTGCAAAGTCCTCTGCAATTTTCTTTAGCTCTGCTACCTTTAATGTGTCAAACGACATGTAATCTCCTTAGTCTAGGTGTTTTAATTATAGCATTACTAAATTAAAATGAAAAGCCCCCAAAATTAATTGGGGGCCTTTCTTGCGGATTTAATCCTAAATTATGAAGCAACCTTAACGTTCTTCACAACTACCCAAGCATCTGCTTGTTCGATCTGGACGCCAACACGAGTATACATTGTGTACTCAATTGAGTCCTTACGTGGCCAGAAGAAGCGGTAAACAGTTACATCACGCTTGATACCAATAACAACGTTATTTGGGAATGTCAAGTGGATATCTCCGTGGTTACCTGTCTCTCCTGAATAGTCGCCGTCCTGTGCTTCGTTTAGAAGTGGAACTTCAACAATTGGAATACCAAATGCATAAGGCGCTACGTAACCTGCTGGTCCTGAGACTGGCTGTACATCTCCACGAATAATGCTTGAAGCAATATCCTGTGGGATTGTCTGGTTAGTACCGATGCTGTTTGCAAATAGGAAATCTTGGATTAGGTTTGAACCTACCAAGAAGCGAAGGTCTGCACGACGCTGCTTGTACTTACGTGGGAGAGCCTTTAGCGCAGAGTTAAATGCTGCACGTGTAATTGCTCCTCCACCGTTGTCTACAACGTGACCGTTTGCCTTTGCCTTCTTTACAACGCCGTCAAATGACTTGTACAGTGCATCTCCTGTAAGGGATACGTTTCCATTGAGGACTACGTCTTCAATATCGTTACCTGCCTGTGTTGCCATCATACGTGCAATGTGATCTTCTAGATCTGGACCCTCAATATTGTCTTCTAGAGACTCTGTTGATAGTTCCCAATCTAGACGAAGCTTCTTTGTTGTCAAAGAAATCTTTGAGAAAGATACTGCTGAGTTTGCTGCTGTATCGTCTGCTTCGGTTGCAAGCTTCATTAGCTTCTCGCCTACTGACATACGGTCAATCTCTGTTGTATCTGCCTTCATGCGGACTGTACGTGCGACCTTACCAATTACGGTTGCGTCGAACATATAGTCTAGAAAACGAGCTGATTGCTCTGGGTTTAGTAGACCGCCTTCACCTTCAGAACCAACGTGTACACCAGTTGTCGCTACTGCGGCACCAGTCATGTTGGTTGTGACGTGAGTATTAGCTGCTACTGACTTTTCTAATAGTTCATTACTCATTATATTTTCACCTACCTTTGTTTATCTAATTAATTCTTGTACGGAACCGAGGAAAGAACCGTTCCATTTTGACTTCTTTATTGTAGTTACTTCCTGAGACCCGCCAAGGTCTGAGGACTTCTTAATTGCAGTCTCACCTTCTACTGCATCGACACGCTTCTGTACGCCATCAATCGTGTTTCTGATATCTGATACTGTCTTTGACAATGTATCGTATTGCTCTGCCAACTCTGTAATTCTGGAATCAACGCTCTTGCTGAAAGATTCAACTGTTTCTGTAACAGTCTTAACCTGTGCAGCATTTGCATCTGTTGCCTTACTTAGAGTTTCTGAGAAAAAGCCTTTTAGATCGCCTAACATCTTTGCAAAATCAGGTTCATCAACCTCAACTTCTGATACGTCGGCTGCTTTTTCCAGAGTTTCGGCAGAAGCGTCTGCTACTGCATCTTCTGCAGGAGCTTCTTCAACAGCTGGTGTTTCTTCAACAACAGGTGCTGTCTCTTCAACAATAGTCTCTTCAACTACTGTGGTTTCTGTATTTTCTGACACTTCATTACCTCCTTCTGCGTTTGCCTGTTTTGCAATTGTTTGTGTTTCAGGCAACGTGGATCTTGACTTGTATAAATCAAGAATTCTATCTATTTCTTTTGCTTTGTTAACATCACTTGATTCTACCCAACCAATTAAGGTTGCAGGCTTTCCTGATATTGGTGAATCAAATTCTTTTTCTGTTGACACAAAGACTGAATCGCTTTCTTCGCAATAAAAAATATTCTCTGTTACGACATCTGCCGCCATGCCCTTAAAAATCATTTTTCCATTCATCTTCTCAATTGACAAGATGTTGCATAGTTCATTTGCTGGTGAATCAACAATTGAAAGTTCAACTAGCTCATAGTCTTTAATGAAACGAACTGTTTCTCCATTTGCCTTGTTGACTTCATTGTCTGATTCTAGAATCTTTCCGCCAATTGAAAAACCTGCAAGTGTTCCATCTAGAACTTTCTCCCAGGTATCCTGTGCGCCTTTTGAAATGTAAGATGTTACATAAACTCCATTGTAAAATTCTTTTGATGCGGGATCATAATAGGTCTCTGGCTTAAATGATACAACCTTGCCAACTGCAATTGGCTGATGCATTTCACGAAGATTCCCACGGAATCTTTCAAATGCTTTCATGCTAGCTTCTGCTGTAACTACATCGCCAGTCTGATCAACGTTATCTAGTGTTGCAAATCCTGATACTGTTCTCTTCTCACGATTTACTTTTGTAAATGGAACTGCCAGATGGAGGTTATTTCCATTTGAAGACCAGTTAGATTTTTCAATGTTCATATGCTTAATTTTATCTATTTGTAGATAAAAAGGCAAATAGTGGTTGAGTAGATTTATTCAACCGTTCTTCCGTCTCCTTGAGCATTTCTGCCTTCTCCTGAAATATCTGGAGAATTGGCTTGTCTTTCTTGCTCTCTTCGACGGGTGTTATTTGCCTGGCTTCTAATTTCAGCTTGTTGCTGTGGCTTTAATTCAACCATATCATCGCCACCATCCAAAGGTATCATTCCTCTTCTAATTCTAACTTCATTAGGAGTAATTACCTGCATTCTTAAATATCTCTCATCAATCTTAGATTGAGTATCCTCATCTGTAAGAGTTAATTCATTAAATTTAAGAGAAAGCGCATCTGTCTTTTCTTCAATAATTCTATTTAATTTCTTCTCTAATGTCATTTGTGATGGACGGCAAACTTGCTCTTTAAATGTTTTATCTGCATCTCTTGCAACCGCCAAATTAACACCTTCTGGAGTTCCAATTTTATTAATTGGTACACGATGGGCCAGTAGAATTTCATCTCTATTTGCTTTACGATATACGTTAAATGATGACTCTTGTGCCCCCGCCTCAATAGGCTCCATTTTAAATTCAACCTTTGAATCTGGCGAATCTGCTGGAAGCGGAATATAAAGAGATCTATGGTTTTTGCCTCTAAGCCCAACCTGAAAAAACTCAAGAAGCTTGCGTTCTGACTCTGGAGAAAGCTTTGCGCCCTTTACGGTAATAATATATCTTGGGACTGCCTTGTTTTCAAAGTAGTCTAGGTTATACTTTCCAGCAAACTCATTTCCAGCCAAAGCATTTTGTGCCGCAATAATATCTGGGATGCCGTAGTAGTTATTCATCGGAGTATACTTCTTTAAATGAATAATTTCATTTGGTCGATCCTCTTGACCAGCAATTGGATTTTCTGTTTCCATGTCTCCAAAATTGCGGAAGAATACAGCCTTGCCATAAAGCAATTGAATAAATCCGTCACGCAATCTACGAACACGCATTGTCTTTGCTGGGATATGACCAATATATCCAATGTTGCCTGCTGTTGTGCGGCTAATTTCAATATAGCCATTACCTGTTGCTTCTAAATCTGTGTATGCCTTGATAAGAGTTTGCGTAAAAGTGTCTTCATCATTTGTTGAGTCAAGCCATAGTTGTAAATCTTGCTTTAACTTATTAAGCTTTCTGCGTGCCCGTTCTAATTGTTTTGGATCCTCAATTGAATCAAATGCATCGTTTGTCTTTTTAGTTTCTGTAAAGTCATAGCCAAGTCCAACAATGTTTGCTACCTTTGCATTTATTGCTGCATAGTTATATGTTGAAATTTCATAAATCTTAGAAAGGTATTCTAAATTATATGGTGGTTCAATAAGATCAAATAGGGCATATCCAGTGATTGCCTGTGCTAATAAATTCTGTTGTGTTCCAGTATCTTCTCTACCAGTAAATGACTTAGATAATTCTCTGCTCATCTTACGACGAAATGCTGGGCTTAGCCCAGATACTTTTTTAAGGGAGTCTTCCTGCATCATAAATGGATCTGATGGATCCATCTCTGGATCCTTCTTTAGTCTAAACAAATCCGATGCAGAAGAAATCTCAATTCTGCTTGTTGATTCTGAATCGCTATCTTGTACAAACTCCATTGCCGTCTCCTTATTTAGGAAGAATTAACTTCTTCATTTCGTCTTTATGGTTTCCAACATCTAAAGGATCTGGAATTAGTCCCCACTCAAGTCTTTTTTGCTGATACTCAAATTCTTCATCATCAATTTTTCTGCGTCCTGAAAGGAATTTTGGTTGTCCCTCATAGATACCATAAGAGCCAACTTCATTTACAAGGGCTTCAATCTTTGACTTATTGCCTTTCATGGATGTGACTGACAAGAAATTTCCTTCGTCGTCTCCGACCCATCTGCCATCTGGCATTTCCCAAACATAAATACCAAGTCTGGTTTCTTCATCCATGACCTGTGTGTTAATCTTATTGATATCCATAGAGTTTTATTTTACCATTCTTTGCTGTCAAAGTCCAGCTTTTTGTCATAGAAGATGACAAATTATACGTTTTGGATTACAACCCAGTCATTGTCATAGTACTCTACTGAGCTTTCTGTCAGGGTAATTGACGCATTTGAGCTGTCATCTATTACAGAAGTGCTTCCAAGTATATAAAGGTTATAGTGTTCTAATGCTTGCGTTGAAGTAAATTGTGCTTGATATAAGGCTAAGTTTTGGAATAATGCAGGGATTGCTCCAGATGAAGAATGTGAAAATTTTATTTGCCCACTAACTGCGTCTGTAAAAACAATTACAACATGGTGTAACTCGCCTAATTTAAATACATCTAAAACGCTTGTCTGTGATGTCTTATTTACGCCATTTATATAAATAGCAGCTATATTGGTCTTGCTTATAGTTCCGCCGCCCGACCATGAATAGTTTGAGGCAGCATAAGATCCACTAGATGCTGTTGATATCAACCCACTGACTGTCAATGCATATGGGGTATAAAAAAATTCTAAAGTGTTTACATCAGATTGTGTAGTTAAATAGAACCCAGAATCTTGTACCGTCTTAATTCCATTTCTGGCATCTTTAGATAAAATTGGATATTTATTATTTCCAGTAGTTATCTCATATTCTGAGACGCCTGCTACATTATCTAATGTTGTCATATATGACCCAGAATTATTTGAATAAAAAATTTGATCATTATAAAAGGACATTGCAAGGCTGTATAGCTTTGGAACATATTTACTAGCATCTGTGGAATCAAAAGTTATCTTTATAAAGAATGTTCTTTGTGTTGAAAAGTCATTAAGAACAAACCCTGGAATTGCCCCGCCGTTTATACATTCAACATATGTAGACCCATCTAAAGATACTTCAACTGTAATGCCATTGTCTCCGTCCCAATCAATTTTTGAAGAATCAACTGTAAGGGCTGCTGGAATTGAAATTATATCTTCTATATATGTGCTAGAAGATACTGCTGATTCTGTTTGAACAAGGGAAATTGAATTATCATTTTGATTAAAATAAAGATCTTCATTCATTATATCTGGCCAAGACCTGTTGGCTGGGTAAGAATAAAAGTATTCAGTTGCTATTGAATTATCATAAACTTCAAACAGCTGTCCAGACTCAGGTGTAACTATTTGAATTGGAAGTATCCCAGAGGCTTGATTATAGTGTGAATTTATTTGAGCATTAGAAAGAGCATATCTATATACAGCCACACTATTTATCAAAAAATGATCATTTGCATTTAACGTTGGTCCGCTTTTTAAAGACAAAGAAGTATTTTGAAACGGAGAGGAAGTTAATTCTTTTGTCTTTTGCAGTACTGAATTAATATAAATAGATGCAGAAGAAACTGAGTATGTGCACACGATATGCAAAACCTTATTTAAATACGGAACGGTACAAAATATTTCCTCGTTATCCATTTTAAATACTATATTGCCTTTATCATAAAATAAACCAACATTATTTGACAAGTCTCCAAATATTGGAGTTATGTTAGTTGTTGTAAATTTTGGATAAACCCATGCCTCAACTGTAAAATCGTTATCAGATGAAGACAGTGTTGCAAATTGACTGGTTGTTTGAGTAGCAGTGTAATCTTTTGTTATTGAATACTCAATTGAGTTTAAATTTGTTATCTTTGTTGCTCTTGAATTTCCTACAACTACAGGAAGAATTCCTATCTCTGGATCCCCGCCATAAATAGCATCATTTTCGCATCCTGAATGATCATATGCAATATCTCCATATATGCTTGCATATGATGTAATTAAGGGGTCATCTAAAATTTCTTGATACGTAGCATATGAATTTTCAATAGCTGTATAGTTTGCAATATCAACCGTAGTCAAATCATCCAAAGGGTAGTAACCGATTGGATAGTCTGACAAAATTGTTGATCTATATGACATCTATTCCTAATTATAATGCTTGTATTTGTTCTTCAAATCCTGCAATTTGTAAATCTAAAAATGCAATGTGATCTGCACTTGGATTTGTTTTTGCAAGCTCTGCTTCTTTTTGTAACTCAAATGAATACATTTGATACTCAAAATTACGAATTGTTGCAATTCTAATTTGAGCTTTTTCATCGTCCGTTAGGACTGTATATGTTGCCATTTTATTCTCCCTTTACCATGTTATATTATCTACTTGTCCTGGTGTTATTGTACTTGCTGTTCCACCAATACTTGTTGAGCCAGTTACCCCAGTTCCTTCTGCACCAGAAGAATTTCTAGATCTTACGTTTACAGAAAAAGATGAGGTTGTAGGCCATTGAATAGTACCAGCAGAGTAACTATATGAAGTAGATGCAGTATTTCCAACGTAAGAACTATTTATATAAATATCATATGATGTTGCATTTGTTCCAGCGGTCCAGGATATGGATAGCGTTGTTGTATTATACATAGCCAGAACACCTGCGTATAATGTTCTTGGCCCAGAATTTGATCCTTTTGTAATTGTTACAGTTGTTGGTGATGTTGGAAAAGGATTAGAAACAACATCTCTACTATCTGAAGTTAAAACATTGTATTTTGTAATTAATCCACTTCCAGTTGTAAATACAAATGACGCTGTTGTTCCGCCAGAATACGTAGTGGTTGCAGATCCTGGCTGTCCAGGTGTTGGGGTTCCATTAGATAAAATTAAATTAGATGGTGCGCCAGGAGTTGCAGCAACAACTGTTATAGAATTACTGCTTGTTACTGTTGTTGTGCCTCTATTGTTTGTTGATGTAACTTTACAAGCAATTGCATTTCCTATATCTGCAACCAATGTTGAATATGTGGAAGATGTGGCTCCAGATATATTAGATCCACCTCTTGTCCATTGATATGTATATTCTCCTAAAAATGCATCATTTGTATTCCAAGTGCCAGTTGTAGAAGTTAAAGTTTGCCCTTGTGTGCTTGATCCAGATATTGTTGGAGCTGCTGTATTTAATGGATATTCTGGATAAAATTGCGACCATGAAGATCCGTTATATATCCAGCCTTTTTTAGCATTAGACCATACAGAGCCATTATAAAATTTTAAACTTTTTTGAGCATTCCATGAAGAGCCATCATATATTTTTATAGTCATGTTGGCTCCTAGTAGTGAATATAAATGTCGCCTGCGGCTGTTCCAGTTGGATTTGTTCCACTGGTATTGTAAAAAACTTTATTTGCAGATGTTATCATTCCGTTTGTATAGGCATTTGAATTAGTTGCGCCGATTGTACCTTGTGAGCCAGTTGTTCCTTGTGCTCCAGTTGTACCTTGTGTGCCAGATGTACCTTGGGTTCCAGTAGCCCCTTGTGCTCCAGTTTCACCTTGTGCTCCAGTAGTTCCCTGAGTACCAAGAGTTCCTTGCGTTCCAGTTTCACCTTGTGCTCCAGTAGTTCCCTGTGCTCCAGTTGCACCTTGTGCTCCAATTGTACCTTGTGTGCCAGAGGTTCCTTGCGTTCCAGTTGCACCTTGTGCTCCAGTAGTTCCTTGTGCTCCAGTTGCACCTTGTGCTCCAGTAGCACCTTGTTCTCCTTGAATTGGCCCAACATTTGTCCAAGCAGAACCTGTCCAAACATATAAATCACCAGAAATTGTATAAGCGTCTCCAAGTGTTCCTGTTGGGTGTGCGGATTGCAGGTCTCCTAATGTTGCATACGTTCCTAAAATATCAACACCAGTTCCAGCAACTCCTTGTGTGCCAACGGCTCCTTGCGTACCAAGAGTTCCTTGCGTTCCAGTTTCACCTTGTGCTCCAGTAGTTCCCTGAGTACCAAGAGTTCCTTGCGTTCCAGTTGCACCTTGTGCTCCAGTAGTTCCCTGTGCTCCAGTTGCACCTTGTGCTCCAGTTGTTCCTTGCGTACCTTGCGTACCAAGAGTTCCTTGAGTTCCAGTTGCACCTTGTGCTCCAGTAGTTCCCTGTGCTCCAGTTGTTCCTTGTGTACCTTGTGCGCCTATAGTTCCTTGCGCTCCAGGGTTCGCAGTTAAATAAGTATCAATATTTTGTGCAAGTAGCTGAATGTCCGCAGGAATGTCTGGCGGATCTGAATAAGCGGGAAAACTAAAACCCTTTGATGTTGAGCCCATTTTAAAATTATACCACCTTAAATGTTATAATAGTCATGGCTTATTAAGCTCCTCAGTGCTTCCTTTATGAATTGAGCTATTGGCTGCGGCTTCTAGTAAAAGCTTGACTGGCCTATATGAATTTGGCTTAATTGTATAGGTATTAAACTTAATTTGATTGTCTTCTTGCTTCATTCGAAAATTAAATACATACCAATCAATAGGGGCTGTTATTCCCATAGACTCTATATTTTCTATAGCCTTTTTAGCCCCCGACCTATTTACCACATATGTGGCACATGACCATTGCTGATAAGATCGGCAGGTAAGGCTATCATTATTAAAAGAATGTTTCATTTCATTATAAGCAAATAAGGAGTCATCTGGTACAAACGGAGAAAAGAACTCCCAATCTTCTGGCAACTCCACTAGATATGAATTCAATATATATGCAAAATTTTTACTAAGAACAATATCGTCTTCAAACAAAATAAGTATATCTTTGTCTGTTTCTAGAAAGTTTTTATATGCAATATAGTTGCTTGCCCATACACCAATTACTCCAGAGCTAGGTGGAAATGTTTCTCCTGGTTGGCAATAATCTTCTACAGTATTTACCTTAAATTTAGGTGTATCGGTTAAAAATTGATTTACTTTTTCTACTGTATTCAAGTATATTGTGGGTGAGGTTAATCTTGGTATTCCCGCCATTTCACTTAAAACATTGTCATAAGACTGATTTCTAAATTTATTTCCGCTGTCTGTATGAAATATTTCAAAGCATGAGTTTGCTAACATTTCTTAATCCACATTTGATATCCAGACTCTATGACTGTGTACTGATCCTTACATACCTCTAGGAAGCCGTCAACGCCTCTCTTAGGTTCTAAGAAGCGGTTGCCGTTATAGTTCCATAGGTAATCATCAAAAGCCATTACACCGCCTGATTCAAGCAACCTAAATGCATTTAATCCATCTAATGATGTCTGTAATGCTGTATGATCTCCATCAATGTATATAAAATTAAACTGTGATTTATTTGAAGCAAAGTACTCGTCGCTTGTCATTTTGTATTTATAAATACGAGTATCATTAAACCTAGAGTCATAATAACTTTCTACTGAATTAAAGTCTAATGATTCATGAGCAATTTCTTCGCTTCCGCCCCATGTATCTACATCATGCAAATATTCTAATTCTCTATTATTTAAAAGCCATTCTGTAGCATCTCCCGTATATGTGCCAATTTGCAAAGCACGAAGTGGCTCATTTGGCACATGACGGAAATACTTTTCTACATCTTTAAACCAATTAGGAAACATATTAGTACAACTTCAAATTATTAAGGCATCCAGTAACATATTCTGGAGCCATTTTATGATCATCTAATAAATGCTGGAATAGAGACTTGCTCTCTTCTTTTTTGCCAAGCCACCATCCTGCCACCGCTTTTTCAAACATCAGGCAGTATGCGCCATTATAATCTACATATCCTGGAAGCGGTTGATGAAATGTATGTGTGGCATACAACAATCCCATTTCAGCAAATGTGTAGCAGTCTTGATACATCTTATTACGCTCATTAATTCTTGATAGCAGGAAGTATGCCTCTGGTCTATTTGGTAAGTAGGCTATAGCCTGCATAATATTATTATGGACAGTCTTATTTCTATCGCCCTGATGTGTCCAGCATATAGCCATTCTAAGTAATGATGTGTAGGTAATTAGTGGGTGAGTCTTGTATCCAAACTCTGCTGCTCTTAAATAAAATCCAGCTGCTGAAGCATATTGTTGCTGTGCATCGTAGGCTTGTGCTAGATCAAAATTAATCTGAACATCAGATGGGTTTGAGGCCAGCGCTATTGTTAATTCTCTAATTGCCATATGCCATTGCCTCCGTAATAATTTCATTTACAACATTTGACGGAACTTCTAATATAAATGCTGCATTGTCTTGAATGCCAAAGCTTAGTAATAAGTTGTCATTTTTAATTGCAGCACCAACACAAAATTCAATCGGTGTATCAAGAAATGCAAACGATTTGCTTAGCCCAACAAAGTTAAAATCTTTATCCCATACAATAACCCTATGTCTATAAATTGAGTCTTTTTGTTTAAGATAATTCTTCCATAGTTTTACTTCATGGGTAACTGTAATATAATACTCTCCCCATTTAATAACATTGGTTCCGCCTCTTTGATCAATTGGGGCAGCAGGAGTAGATTTAACAACAACTTGTTCACATTCTGGTTTATCTGGATTAGCCTTTACAATCTCTGTAGGCATTGCCCATTTAACAAAGTGATACGGCTGATCTAATATAGGCATCCAGTTTTTCTCACAATATGATGTTGCCTCATCAATTGGAGCTGGGATTCTTACACGCTGTATTTCTGTTGCAGTCCAGTTTTCTTTATCTAATTCAATCTTAGAGTATTCCATTCGGCCTTGCCCGTTTGGAGTTGTATCACGGCGAACACCAATAAGATAGTAGTCTCCACCCCATTGTGTAATTCTACAATCTTCTTCGCCAACAAACTCCCAAATTGGCGGTACATCAAATTTAGAATAATCTACTTTAGTATAATTAATTATATTTAATTTATTATCTAAGCGACATAAATAATTAGTTGTTACAAGTCTCTGATCTTTTTCAGGATGTAAGTATGATAATGGTCCCCAAGGACTGAAGAAGTTTTGATCTTTTTCTGAATGATAAAGCGTATAATTAACTCTGCGAATATTTACTAAAATATCTCCGTCATCATCAATAAAGATAGATGGATTCATTAATCCCATTCCGTCTGAAACTTCGGCTGGAATAATAAGGGGAACTAAATTTCCCCCACTATCTATTGATCTTTGTACTAGATTCATAGTACCTATTCTACTATTTAAAACAATTATTGTAAATGTTTATTAATTAAATTTATTATGCAATTATTTCATTATAAATTAAGTATATTTGTTCTAAATCAGCAGCAAACTCTGTTGTTATTTGTGAATGTAGTTCTGTATTATCTTGTGTATTAAATCCAGGTACAGCATGTGTTCTACCATCAGATATTAAACTATTAGTTACATCCAAATCATTTACTTGAAGCGGTTCCCCTAATTGTGGAAATTTTTGATAGAACTTATTAAGTACAGAATTTATATCAGTACACATTTCGTCAAACCTAGAGATAAAAATATTTTCTTTATTATTTTTAATATCTTCTAAATATGTTTTAACATATTTAACGTGTTGATTTTTTTGCTCAGTGTTGTTTTCTATTTTAAAAAATGAAAAAACAGAACTAAGTGTATCTACTGGATCTCTTAAAGAAATTGCTATTCCAGAATAAATTGTTAAATCTTTTATAAGTCCGACCCCAAAATGTGGCGCAGGGTCGTCTGAAGTAATAACTGCATTTGGATAAGCAATTTTTAAAGAGTGGTGTAAAAAATTAGATCCTGTTCTAAAATAACCATCAGAGTATATTAGCGTCATTCTACTTCCCTCCATGATAAAGATTCTTCATGCCAATAGTAAGTCTTTCCGTCTACTGGTAAAGCAACTGGTGAATCCCAATATTTACCTCCAAGACCGTTGTCTTTTAAAACCCAAGACTCATGTGGTTTTGGTAAAGACTCATCAAATTCGTGATTAACCGACATATTTTAAGATCACCACCCCATTACCACCGCTTGCACCAGGTGTATTTTGTGAATTTGAATTAATAATACTTACCCATCCACAACCTCCTCCGCCTCCAGTACCAGTACCATTCGCTCCTGCACCAGGCAATGTAAAAGGTCTAAAGTTATCGACACGGGAATCTCCAGCAGAGCCAGATGCCCCGCCCAATCCGTCACCTGATGTGTATGGAGAATAAGGATTTGCTCCTCCACCACCTGCTGCGTATTTACTTCCAAAATATGTTACCGCCCCGCCTGGTACTCCATAGTAAGCATTACTTACAGTGTTTCCAGTTGAGTTTGGAGATGCATTTAATGCACCACCTCCTCCACCAGCGTTATTTCCTTGTGCGTTAGATCCAGCTTTTCCTTGTCCAGATGTTCCTGATCCTCCTAAGTGTCTATTAGTATTAATACTATTATTTGAAACTGTCGCACCTCCGCCACCTGAACCAAATCCACTATTTGCAGTTACTCTAGCATTTGCAGTACTATTTGCTCCTCTTTCTCCTCCAAGGGCTGTTAAGTTTGCAAATACTGAAGAGTTTCCGCTAGTATCGCCTCCTCCTCCATTGCCAACTGTTACTGCGTAGTTAGTATTTGGGCTAATTGAAAGGGCAGCAGAGTACTGTACTCCACCTGCGCCTCCACCGCCGCCGCCAAATTCACCAGAGAGATTAGATCCTCCAAAACCTCCGCCGCCGCCGCCGCCAACAAGTAGAACCTCAACATTTGATACTCCTGGGTTTGTAAAAGTGCCACTGGAATTAAATGTTGTTGTTAATGTAGTTGGAGCTGTAACTGCAGAAGATGCAGAGCTTGCTGCAGATGTTCCTTGTGCAGAGGTAGAGGTTACGGTAAATGTATAGCTAGTCCCACCAGTTAAACCTGAAACAACAATAGGTGAAGAAGATCCTGTTGCAGTAATTGAACCTGGGCTAGATGTTACGGTATAAGATGTTGGAGTATATCCAGTTGTTGGTGCTGTAAATGCAACAGAAATAGATCCAACTGTTGAAGTTTTTGTTCCTGCAACTGATGTTGGAGCAACGGGAACTGTTTGTCTTGCCATTGTAAATGCTCTGTCTACAAAGTTGCCACCAGAGTCAGTAGCTCTAATAGTAAATGATCCAGGAGAGGCAGAGCTAGAAGTTCCAGAAATTACTCCAGTTGAAGAGTTTAATGTCATTGAACTTGGAAGAGATCCAGACGCAATTGAGTATGTTATTGAAGAACCTCCGTCAGCATCTGTTGCTGACAAGGTTGTTGAGTATGCTAAATTTACAAAAAACGTTGGTAGAGTAGAAGATGTGACCCAAACTGGAGCTGCTCCAACTGTTGCTGAATTTATTAACTTATGAGCATTTGATGATGTTGGTGGAGCAATTCCAGGATTTGTTGCAGTAATTGTATAAGGAGAAAATGTAGTTGGCATATCGTCTGGTCTTGTAACAGTTAAAGATGTAGAAGATGTTCTAGTAACAGATTTTGCATTTCTAGCAACTGAATCTGATCCAGTAAATGTTACTTCAACATCAGTAGCAAAATTTTGGCCCGTTAAAACAGTTGTGTTATTTATATTTGGAAGAGAAGCAGTACCTGTTGATATTAATCTTGCGGCTGCTGCAACATTTGTTGCTATATCGCTAGTATTAAAAACATATAAAAATTGAAATACTAAAATATCATTATTTGTAGCTCCATAAATAACAACTTTATTAAAAGATTTAGATGCAACAATAGTGGTTGATGCGGTTGTTGCATTTGCATAACCTGCGCTTGTTCCATCTTCATTAATAAGATAAACGTCTAGTGTTGCATCTGAAAGTGAAGATGTGCATATGTAGCTACCTGCTGGAAAAGTTGTTGTTAATGAAACATTTGTATAGCCAGAAGCTCCTACATTGATATTAAAATCATTTGTTGCTGCTCCGCCGCCTCCAGATAAACTTGTATAACTTAATGCCATTATCCTACTCTCCATCCATAAGTTGATCCAGTATAAATTAAAACAACTGCTGCATTATTTGCATCAATTTCTAAATCTTGAACTGAACCATTTATTTTATTTGAATTTGAACTTACTGTAATTTTATTTGTTGCTGCCTCCCCAGTTACATCAAATATATGAATTTCATCTCCCAAAGCAGGTGAGGCTGGAAGAGTTAATGTTCTAACAGCAGAAGTATTAACCATATAATTAATATTTTTAGCTATTGTTATATTTGAAGAAACTGAAACTGCTGTCCATAATGGAACAATTGAAGCTAAAGATGTTGGAGCATATGTTGTTCCGCCAGATGAATATAAAAATTCTCCAGAACTAGGAGATGTTGTTGTTCCTGTTCCGCCGTATTGTGTTGCTAAATTTGTATGAGAATCAACTAAATGATCAGTAGATAATAAAACTCCACTAGCATTGCTTAGTCCAGCTATAGTAAGCTTATTCTTTACTTTAAAATCTTTATCTGACAAGTCGGTTCACTATCCCCTTATTGATATAGGATAATTATAGCATAATGGGATTATTAGGCTTTAAAATGCTGTATCTGGCTCTTTTTTAGATGTTATTATAACAGCCTTTGTTCCGTCCCAACGTACACGACCTTTACATCCAACATTAAACTTTTTAACTTCGCCTTCATAGGAAATTTGATCATGCATGTATCCATGAATTTCAAATCCGCTTGCGAGAAGTTCCACACCATTTATATAAACTCTCCAGACCAAAGGATTATCTTTTTCTGCTTTAGTATTAAAACGTAGAATAATATCATCATATGGGCGAAGCCATCTGTCTTTAGCAATTTTTAAAACATAGCTTAATTTACTCATATACCCATTTCCTTGCGTTTTTGCGTTGCAGAAATAGCATGAATATCTGCACCTAAATCTACTTGTTCAATCTTATATCCTACGTCTCTTCCATATACAATATTTGTAATATTAGGCAGTCTTAGTACTAATGCACCATCCATAAAGTCATCCTTAGCAATATACTCTTTTACCTGATCAAATGTTAACGGGTCTTTAGGACTTGTGTTATATGTATTACGTACTCCAAGAAGAACTTGTTCTGTTCTGTTTCCCGCCTCTTTATATAATGCGTGATGGCCTTCATGCCATGGCTGATATCTTCCAAGCATTAGTGTTGTTGGAGCGGACCAATCATGAAGATTAAACTTTTCAATTATATATGAAGCTTTACCTTCGGTATCTAAGTTATGACTAATAAAAGATGCATCAAATTCTGTAGGACGCTCAAACATTTTATTTGTATCTTCAAAGCGTCCCTCTGCTAATGTATCCATAAATATCAAAATGTTTGGTTTGCCAAATGCTGCACGAGTTAGGCTTGTTGGGCAAATAAAATCTACAATTACTGTATGCCCTTGCCCATCTAGCATACGTGCAATTTCACCCAATCTACGTGCATGCTCAATTCTATCTTCAATTGTAAATCCAAGATCTGAATTAATTGTTGCACGAACATAGTCTGCATTTAAATGAATAGCGTTAATACGTTCTTTAAGGGCGGTAGCAAGGGTCGTCTTACCACTTCCTGGAAGTCCCATAATCTGTATAATCATTAACGATATTCCTTTGTTTGTCTATATTGAACTTTATATGAATCAAAAAATCTAGTTCTAAGCCTTGTTGTTATTTTATTTGTTTCGACAAGGTCTTCTTGTTTTCCAATAGACATCTGCCAATCTTCTCTTAAAAATGGAATTGCTTGAGCTATTGGAGTTCCAGCTGGGATAAGGCCTTCAAAATTTATATCGTTTAGTACAAACGGAAAATTAACTGCAGCAGAGTATGTATCGGTATCTACAATTCCTGGCAAAATTGTGAAAGATGATTCTCTATGAAATGGTTGTGTAAATAAAACTGAATACCCAGGTGGAGTTTTGATTGCCCATGGATTTATCCATTTTGGATAGGAAACTTCATGCCCATTTCTATTCGGATGATTTGGTGCTTGTTCTACTGGATGAAATTCAATTAAACTAAAATTTGCCCATTCATACCATGGTTTTTTGCCTAAAGAATTTTCATTTTCGTCAAATATTTCTCTTTGTGAAACATATACATCTGCTGGAGTTTTAATAATATATCCTGCATTAATTACATCAAATACTGGCATACAACGTTTAATTGTTCCTGTTGTATTGCCATTTCCTGATGGCTTTTTTTCTCCGCCCATATATGACTCTAAATCTTTATACCAAGAAGGTATGTTTTTTGAAGCGGGTTCTGGAGGAAATATCTCTTCAATCCCCATCATATTTGTAAAAGTAATTATTTGATTCATATATAAAGTTTACTATATGTTGGTAAAATTGTAAAGACTACTCATCTGTAGGAGGGGTACTTTGTTCTATTTCTACCCAATTAACTATATCTTCATTCCATATCCAATTTGAAGAATCTGGTTTAGCAATAGGCGGAACCCATTCATTTAGATCCTCATCAAATACCCATGAAGGGTGTGGAGATGGAAGAAGAAATCTGTTTCCATTCCAAAATGCAACCCCTATAGAGGCAAGCTCTTTTTCAAAATCCATAGGGTAAGCATTTGCACAAGAAAAATCTATTTTTAGCCTATCTATAGTTGTAGAGTCATTTTCTTTAACTACAAAAACATGTTGCAAAACATTATTTTCATCTACAAATCCATATCTAACATCTTTTAAGTTTTCAGACATTGCTTTTCTCCATCTTTTCTTTTATTTTACTATATATTTCTATAGCTTCTTGAGTTTCATTTAATTTTAAAAAATCTTCTTTTATTTTTAAATCTGGTAGATACTCACTTCTTTTGTTAAAAAACATTTTTTTATTTCTTTCCATATATTCATTAATTAAATCTAAATCAGCAGTATTTGTTTTTTTTATTTTAAATTTTTTTGAAATTAGATTAGAAATGTAATCTAAGTTTTTTGTAAAAATATCAAAATCTAGACATAGAATATTATCAAAGTTTTCATAAACATAATTCATGTATCTTGTATAAAATTTTATATCTAAATCAATGTTTACGCCTGCATCTTTTCTATTTAAAAATTTTTTAAATTCATAAAATGAAGCAATAGTATCTATCGGGTTACGTATTGGTACTATAATGTTATTTTTTTGTTCAACCTGTTTAGATAAATATATTACAGAATGCTCATGTAAAGACATACACTTTACATCTTTATACATACTTTCTATGCAGGTCTCTAGAAATGTATTTCCAGTTCTAAAAAATCCAGCAATGACTATGTTAGACTGATCTTCCATAGACCCTTATAAATCCATCTCCGCCGTTTCCACCACTGCCTGAAGAATATCCAGTATGTGGGGTATTGCTAGCACCTCCACCGCCGCCACCGCCAGCACCAGCAGTATTTGCTGCTGATCCTGAATTTCCGTGACCACCGCCTGAATCAAAACCTCCGTATCCATATGGATTTTGGTTGGTACTTGAGCCATTTCCAGAGCCTCCTGAGCCGCCTCCTGGGGTTCCACCAGCTCCGCCATTACCACCAGCAGCGGATCCATCAAATCCATTTGTTCCTCCGCCTCCGCCGCCGCCGCCAGAACCAGACATTGCAAGAACTGGAATGTTTGCAACAGAAAGATCAATACTAAGTGCTGAGTTGGTTCCAGCGGTTCCAGTCTGTCCTGGCTTTCCGCCACTACCACCTGAACCACCAGTTTGTCCAACTCTAGTTATTGCTCCATTAACATTTGAAGTTGCTGTTGGCTGGTTATTCGCTGGCATAGTTGTTGTAGCTAAATTTCCAAATGCTGTTGTTGATCCAACAGTAACATCGTAAGTTGTTGTTGGGGTTACAACAGTATCTTTAAATCCAAAACCTGCTGCTGAGCTTCCTCCTTTTCTACCAGAATTAGCCATAAATGAAGTTCCACCTCCTGCTTGACCAGAACCAATTCCAACAATTGCAAGCCTTGTAATTCCAGTTGGAACTGTAAATGTTCCAGATGAATTGTAAGTTTGCAATAATTCATATTGAGATGTGCTTGTTGCAGAATTTGAAGCAGAAGATGCAGAAGATGATCCATTTGCATTAGCTGCTGTTACTGTAAAGGTATATGGGGTTCCTACTGTAAGACCAGATACTGTAATAGGCGATGTGCCTGTTCCAGTTACTGATCCTGGAGATGAGGTCGCTGTATATGTAACAGATTTTCCGCCTGTTGCGCCTGCTGTAAACGCAACTGAAATTTTTCCATTAAATGCATCTGTAGCTGTTCCAATTGTAGGAGCTTGAGGAACTGTTGTTGCTGTAATGCTACTAGTTGCTGAAGAAGATAGAGAGTTGCCAGTAGCGTTTGTGGCGGTTGCAGTAAATGTATACGATGTGTTTGACTGTAGTCCAGCCACTGTAATTGGAGAAGAAGATCCAGTTCCAGTAAATCCACCTGGAGAAGAAGTTACTGTGTATCCAGTAATTTCGGATCCTCCAGTTTGGCCAGCTGTAAATGTGACTGATGCTGCTCCGTTATTAAATGCACGAGATGTTCCAACATCTGTAGCTGTTCCAATTGTAGGAGCTTGTGGAAGTGTAGCAGCTGTTATTGAGCTTGATGCTGATGAACTTGATGTTGTTCCATTTGCATTTGTTGCTGTGACTGTAAATGTATATCCTGTTCCAGCTGTTAATCCAGAAACGGTTAATGGCGAAGAAGCGCCAGTTTGAGTAAATGATCCAGGAGATGATGTTACTGTATATGTAGTAGATTTTCCACCAGTAGCGTTTGGAGTAAATGATACTGTTGCTTCTGGTGCAGATCCATATGCTATGTTTGAAACAAGTGCCGCTGAAACTGAACTTGGAAGGTCTGGTATTGTTGTTGCTGTAATTGCTGACGAAGGCGCAGATGCAAGTGAGTTTCCATATGCGTTTGTTGCAGTTACTGTAAATGTGTATGCTGTATTAGACTGTAGACCCTCTACAACAACTGGTGAAGACACTCCAGTTGCAGTATATCCTCCTGGTGATGATACGACTGTATATCCAGTAATAAATCCACCAGATGTTGGTGCTGAAAAAGATACTGATGCTGCTCCATTGTTAAATGCACGAGATGTTCCAACATCTGTGGCTGAAACATTTGTAGGTGAACCTGGAATTGCTCCTAATGTTACCCATCCAGAAGAAGTATAAATTTCTTGTGCTCCTAATGTTCCATTATAATAAAAGTCTCCAATTGATGCAGGATCTGGTCTATTTGCTGTTGTTCCTTTTGGAATGCTTGATCCACCCAATAAGTCTGATCTTTTTAATACCATTAAATTACACTCCATCCATATCCAGAACCTGTATAAACAACAGACACTACATCATAATTTATATCTATTTCTAAGTCTTGAACTGTTCCATTAATTTTGTTGCTATTTGAAGCTACTGTGATTTTATTAGTTGCCGCCGATCCAATTATATCAAATATTTGTATCTCGTCCCCATTTGAGGGGGAGGCAGGAAGAGTAAGAGTTCTTACAGAACTAGTATCTACTAAATATCTTTTATTTACCTCTAAAGTAACATTAGAGGAAACAGAAGTTGTAGTCATTTGAACAAATGAGGGTGTAGGAAGAGATGACCAAGATGTATTGGTTCCATCTGATTTTAAATATTGTCCATTTGCTGAAGATTGAACTGGCAATAAAGCATTTAGGGAATTAGTAGCAGAAGTTTGTCCTGTTCCGCCCTCTGTAATAGGAAGCGGGGTACCAAGATCAAGCCCTGACTTTACTTTAAAATCTTTATCTGCCATTAGTACACCTCCCTATTTTTTAGTAAATTACAATATAATCCAGTTTTGATTTTCCTCAGACCACTCATATGAAGACTCGGTTTGCGGTTCAGGAATTGGGGCTTCCCATTTGTGAAATTCTGTATTCCAGGACCAAGAATCAAATGGCTTAGTAACAAATAGTGCTTCTGAAGTTTCTGGAAGATAATATTCTCCATCTTCGTGAACTTTATATGAAAAACCACCAAGGTGCTCTTTAAATATATTTAGAAGTTCAGTATTGTCTTTATCTTCTTCATTTATTAAGATAGTTGTTATTGCTTTACCGTCTTTATCAAATACTGTTAAGTCTTTCATGATCCAGCACTCCATTTCAATACTACAACTGCACCGTTTCCACCAGATCCAGACTGTCTGTTATTCTGTGATGAAGCACATCCACCACCGCCACATCCTGGTCCTCCACTGCTACCACTATTTCCACCACCATCATTAAATCCATTACCAACTCCACCACCAGCGCCTCCTGCACTTAATCCAGGAAGTCCAGATCCGCCAGCACCACCTGTTCTGCCATCATTGCTAGCGCTCCAGTTTACTGCTCCACCGCCACCACCAAGATATCCAGGATATGCTGGAGAATAAATTGTTGAAGGAATAGTGTATGTTCCACCAGAACCGCCAGAGTTGGCGCCAGAATTCATGGCATTGTTACCCTTACCACCGTTTGCAGCTCCAGAACCACCCAAACCATTATTAGTATTGTTTGATCCACCAACTTGTCCACCAGTACCTCCATTAGCACTTAAAACATTACCAAACGTAGTTGCTCCACCAGTACCACCGCTAGAATTTGATCCACCGAGTTGTGAAACTCCACCAGAACCTACAGTGATAACATAATTTCCAGCAGTAGTAATTGGTGTATTTGTAAGTGCTGCAAAACCACTGCCTCCACCGCCACCGCCACCGCTTGCTCCTGGTCCACCTCCGCCACCAGCACCGATTGCTATACAATGCATAGATTCTCCAGCACCTAATGTTATTGTTGTACTAGACGTATATGCTGTTAAAGTTCCAATAGATTGCGTTGAATATGAACCAAGTGGCAAAATTGAAAAAACTACATTTGATGTGCTGGCACGAAACTGAAGTCTTGTAGCATTTGACGGAACAGACAACTGAACTGTGCCGCTTGATGTTTGTCCACTTGTTACAAAAGATCCATCAGATGCATAAAATGCTACATAAGTAATTACAGAAGTAGCACAGTTTATAAGGTATGACCCAGCAGGGGCAGTATATGAAACATATGATGGTGTTGTTTGAGCAGTATAATATCTTGGTGTTGATGATGGTATTTGAGCAACAACTGCTGTTGCTATTGTTTCCGCTGAAGGCGGTTGAAAACTTGATAAATTAATTGGCATTAAAACATTCTCCATCCATATGTTGCATCTGTATATACAAAATAAACTACTCCGCCATTAACATCTATTATAGCATTATCTGCTATTCCGTTAATTAAATTTGAATTTCTTAAAATTGTAATATTGTTTGTTGCCGCCAAATTTTTTGCATCAAATATTTGAATTTCTGCTCCAGCTGTAGGTGAAGCAGGCAAAGTTAGTGATCTTGCTGCTGTTGTATCTACCAAATATCTTGTTCCAGCAACTAATGTAATATCTGAATTAATTGAAGAATTTATAAAAGATGCTGGGCCTGTTTCTCCAATTGTACCTTGTGTTCCAGTTGTTCCTTGAGCACCAGTTGTACCTTGAGCTCCAGTAGTTCCCTGTAGGCCCGTAGAGCCCTGTGTACCAGTTGCTCCTTGTGTACCAGCGGTTCCTTGTGTACCAATGGTTCCTTGTGCACCAACAGTTGAGGCGGTGCCAACAGTCTGCCAAGCACTTCCATCCCATACTTTAATTAATTTAGCCATTAGTTACCACCCAACAATAATTGTGCTTCTTCTTCTGTGATGCCAAGTTTGGTTAGAAGCGCGGCTTTATCGGCTGCTTTACGAGTTGCTTCGGCTTGCTCTGCTAACAATTTATCTTCAATTTGTTTCGTGTCTGTTTCCCATTGTTTTAATTCGTCAGCAGACATTTCACGTTCAATTTCTAAACCTGTCGCAGCATCTAATTCTTTAACTAATAGTTCCATTAACTTACTCCATATACTGAGAATGTTCCACCTGACCAATTTGTGCCAGGAATTAAAGCAGTAACGCTAGAAATCGCACTTGAACCTATGTAAGTTCCAGTCGTCTGTGTAGTTAAAACTTCATTTCCGCTATTCATTGAATAGGCACTTCCTTCTAAATATCTTGGAGAAGTGCTTGCGTAGTTGTAGATATTAAGCACCAAGTTAAGATTTTTTCCAGCAGTAACAGACGTAAGTGTGCGAGTTCGAATTTCCAATGAAGTTGCATTTACACTATCGTTTCTAAAAAAGGCGTAACTATTTGTTGCTTCGGTTTGTCCATAAAGTGTTTTATTGTTGTAGTTAGAACCTGTATCGCCACTAAATCTTAAAGCCATTGGATAGTCGGAAGATACGCTATATGCTCTTTCGATTAAAATCATTAGATGTTTGTAAGTGCTTGGAATTGAACTTATCGTTACTGACGCACCACTTAAACTGGAACTACCAATCAAAGTCATTCCGCCACTTGAAACCGTTGTCCACTCTGGCGCAGTTGCGCCTGAATTGACTGCCAAAACTTGACCAGCCGTTCCAATGCCTAAACGTGCAGGTGTTGAACTACTTGATGAGTAGATCGTGTCACCTGTTGTGGTCATTGGGTTGGTCATACCCGCCGCTGCAGGTGTTGCCCAAGTAGGAACTCCTGCTGAAACTTTTAATATCTGGTCTGTACTTCCAATTCCGAGTCTAGCTGGGGTATTAGCAGATGATGCATATATAATATCGCCTGTAGTTGTAGTAAGTGTTTTTTGAACATATTCAGTATGTGGATTAGAAGCGGCGGAATGATTAGAAACAGCAGTAGCTACTTCAACATCTGTCCCCAAAACTGAAGATGCTGTTAATATACTTGCTAAATCTCTAACTCTAGACATTTATTCTCCTTATAACTAATATTTAATTATTTAAAAAACTAAACTATCATATACTTTAACAATTTTAGTCATCAGTTGATTCCTCTAAATCAAGAAGATATTGAGCATATTCTTCGTCATTCATCTCACGAACAATCTCTTCTTGAGTTTGGCAATTAATAATTACTACATTAGGTCTTGTCATTAGTTTGCTCCATAAAGTGCTAGTCCGCCAGCAGTACCACCGTAACCAGTCGAATTAAGAGTTAAGGTTAATGATGTTATCTCGCTAGTATTTTTCCAAGTTCCCCAGTTTTCAGTTTGATGTTCGCCTTGTGAAGAATTTATATAAGAACCATGTGACGCAATGCTCTTGTATGGAAGAGATGTATTTACGTCAAAAATATCAACCCAACCACCTGGATGTGTATAACCATTAGTTGGGCTATAGTAAGAAAGATAAAAGGCATCAGAATTAGTATATGAAGTTATTGCAAAACTACTACCGCCACTAAGAATTCCTTTTTGCATATGTGTATAACCACTGTTAGACGAATTAAATGTTACTTTAATATTGCTGCCACCTTGATATTCTCTAACTAAAAGCCTTAGATATCTGTAACCAGAAATAGAACTAAATGTGACGGTAGCACCTGTTGACGTGCTAGAGGTTATAAGTTCCCAGCTAGGTTCACCAGAAGACCAGCCTGCTGATGTTCCATCTGCTACTGAAATACCAGATGAAGGAGCAGGAAATACTGCAATACCCATATTATGATACCTCCATACCTGAAATGTGAAAGTTAACAGATGTTGCAGATGCTCCACCAGTAATAGTATTTGTAGTAGCAAGTACTTGCTTTAGATCAATATATGCCGTTGAGTTTGCTGCAATAGCTGCAGTTGTATGAATTGCAGTACCTGCTAAAGCAAGTGTGAATGTCTGAGCAGAGCCAGATGTATTAGTAACAGCAATGTTGGTTACAACTGTTGTTGTAGAAGACGGTACTGTATATAATGTTGTTGCTGTATTTGTTGTTGCTGCTCCCCTGAACAGTGCTTTTGCTGTATTTGGCATTAGTAGGCTCCCATTATATTTGCTATTTCTATATCATTAACTCTTGTAATTGTAGCATATGTTGATGCTGCAGTTGAAGATGTTAGATAAGATGATAAATCAATTGTGGCCCAAGATGAGATTGTGCCATTTGTTGTTAAATACTTGCCGCTATTCCCAGTCTGGGAAGGAACGGCAACCAAAATTGCTGAGTTAATTTCTGCTTGTGTATATGTATTTACTGAATTTAAATTAGTTACTGTTACTACTTCTACTATATCATTAACCGCCGCCCCAGATGCTAGTGTAATTGTATTTGAATTAGAAGTTGTATAGTCGGAGGTGCGAAGTAAAAGCATTCCATTAAAAAATACCTGCTCATATCCATCTATAAATGAAACGTCAGTAGTAAATACTGTTTGTGCTGCAGTAGCAGTAAATGCTTGTCTGCGAATAATATTTGTGTCAAATGCTACATCTGTAGAATCAGAGTCAATCCATACTTGTCCAGTTACTGGAGAAGTTGGTTCTGATGTTTGATAAGCTGTAGATAAAACTTGATTCCATTGTGTAGTTGTACCATTTGTTTGTAGGTAGTAATTTGTGTTATTTGTTTGAAGGGGTAGCAAGGCATTTAAAGCGTTTCCAGCAGTTGTCTGTCCTGTTCCACCCTCTGAAATTGAAAGGGTAGCAGAAGAGCTTATAACGCCAGATGAATCAGTTTTTACAATTCCCGCTGTAGATAGTGCGGGAATAACTAATCCATTCTTTACCTTAAAGTCTTTATTAGACATTAATTACCCCTTAAAGTACTACTTTGCTGAATTTAACCGTTACGTTATTTGTTGCTGCATCTGTTACAGTTACCTGCAATACTGCATTTGTTGAAGATACTGCTGCTGAAACAACTACTCCTGCAATTGTTCCACCCGTTTCTGTAATTGCAAACTCTGTCATATCTACAGATGTTCCATCTGTTTGAACAAGGACCTTAGATGTTCTTGTTTTATTATTTGTAGCCTGCTTTAATGAAACCATATATTCAATTGATGTAAATGCTGACAATGCTGTGGTATCTACAGTTTCTATTGTATTTCCAGTAACAGTGTCTGTTCCAGTTACAATTGGTACTACTAATGTTCCCCATGAAGCAGATGTTCCATCTGTTGTTAGGTACTTACCTGAATTTCCTGATTGAGAAGGAAGACTGATTGGTGCTGCCGCCCACTCAACTCCATTAGTTGCAGATGAGTTTGCTGTAAGCAAATAACCGTTTGTACCAACGGCAAGCTTGGCGGGAGTATTATCAGCTGAAGCAACTAAAATATCTCCCTTTGTGTCAAATAATGACTCATCTACCTTGCCGTCTAATTGTGTTTGAATTGCTGAAGTTACACCGTCTACATAATTTAGCTCTGTTGTAGACAAAGTTGCACCGTCAAGAATATTTAATTCTGTTGAAGTTGATGTAAGATCTACGTTTTCATTAACCTTTGGCAGAGTCAAAGTCTTATTTGTAAGAGTTTCTGCAGTATCCTTTAATAGTGTACCATTTAAATATAATGACTTTCCTGAAGCAAGATTGATATGCTCTGATGAAGTCCATGCGTCTGTGGCATCAACCCAATTGAAAGTTTTATCTGTTGCTCCCTTTAGAGTTATTCCGCCGCCATCTGCTGTAGCATCTGATGGGGTAGCTACTGATCCTAGTTCAATATTTTTATCATCAACAGATATTGTTGTTGAATTTAATGTTGTAGTAGTTCCATTAACTGTTAGGTCTCCAGAAAGCGTTAAGCTTGTTCCAGAAACGGCTCCTGTAAATGTTGCTCCAGATAATGAAGCCTTATTATCAATCTGTGTTTGAATTGCTGAAGTAACTCCATCTACATAATTTAATTCTGTTGTAGATAAAGTTGCGCCGTCTAGAATGTTTAATTCTGTAGATGTTGCTAATAGCTCTACGTTTTCATTAATTTTAGGAGATGTGAGAGTCTTGTTTGTTAAAGTATCTGTTGTTGCTTTTCCAACAAGTGTGTCTGTTGCATCTGGTAATGTTACTGTACGATCTTCTGTAGGCTCTCCTGCTACAAGTGTAGTCTCATATGAATCTGCAACTGCGCCTTCAAATACGATGCTTGCATCAGATAAATATAATCCAGAAATTGTTGGGCTTGTTAAGGTCTTATTTGTTAGTGTATTTGTTGAATCTGCCAATACTACTGTACCAGTAGCATCTGGGAATGTAATTGTTCTATCTGCTGTTGGATCTGTAAATACTACAGTTGTTTCATTTGTATTATCTGTTGTACCCTCTACAATGAATCCTGGACCTAGAATTAATGCATTTCCAGAATTATCCATTTGGACAAGTCCGCCTTTTACGTTAATATCTTCTGATAGTACATAATCTCCAAGAGCTGATGTAAGACCTGCTGGGGTTACGTTTACATAGGATGAAATACTATTCCATGCTGTTCCAACAGTTGGGGCATTTACTGCAGGACCAAGCTTAAATTTACCTGTATCTATTTCAATACCCATTTCACCTGGATATAGTAGTGGATTATTTGTTGTCCAGTTACTTGCGGTGTCTCTTCTTAATTGAATTCTAATTGCCATTTTATGCTGTTCCCCCATCTATTGAATCATTAAATACTGTTGTTGCTCCCCCGCCATTTATTGAAACTACATAATCAGTATTTTCTGCGTAATTTCCATAATCAACGGTTCTAATTCCTCCATCTGTGTAGTGTGTATGGTCCAAAATTGCTTTTGGACCAGCCACATCATACCAAATTTCTCCGTTATACGCCTTAATAGTTCTTTCTTCTGTATTATAATACATTTGTCCAGTTATTGGATTAGATGGCGCTGTTGCCATATTAACCAATACTATCGGAGTTAAGAACTTTTTGGCCATGTTTATGCCTGTACTACTACTCTGTATGTTTCTCCTGAAACAGGAGCTACTGCAAATCCGATAGTTACTGCAGTTGTTGTAATTCTTGTAATATCTGTCTCAACTTTAGCACCTGTACTTACTTCATACACAGAAACTTGAATATCTAATGTATCAAGACCGTGTGTGATTGCAAATTCTGTTGCGCTAAATGGATTTGTTGGTGTGATAGTAGTTGCATACTTGCGTACTACAACTGCTGTATTAATTGCTACATCATCAGCATTTACTGTAATACCTGTTCCAGCGCCAACATTAAATGTTGTTCCAGATTGTGTAAGACCAGAACCTGCTGTAAATGCTCCAGCTCCTGAGAACTGTGTAAATGTTAATGCTGTTGTGCCTAATGTTATTGCATCATCTGTTGTAAGAACCCAGCCTGTGTTTCCATTTACTGTACCTTCTGATACAAATGTAAACATTCCTGCTGTAACTTCTGCACTTATATTTGCATCTTCTGCACGATCTGGTGCTCCAGATTCCTTTACAACGTAGATACCATTTTCAGAAGCAGTTGCTTGATTCTTAACAAGCACACGGTTACCAGTAACAAGAGTTACTCCGTCAAGAGTATCCCCATTTTCAAGTGCTGAAGCTAATGTTACTGATTCAGTAGTTGCTACACGAACTGATGCCTTAACATCTAATCCACTTGCAGTTGCATCTACATAAGCCTTTGTTGCAATTGTTGTTGTATCAACTGTTAGTTCGCCGCCACCTGAAAGTGATAGACCTGAACCAACGCTTAGGATTCCAGCGTTAGAGCCTTGTGTTCCTTGAGCACCAACAGTTCCTTGGGCTCCAGTGGTTCCTTGTGTACCTTCAGTTCCCTGAGTACCAACAGTACCTTGTGTACCATCAGTTCCTTGAGTTCCTTGTGAACCTACTGTACCCTGAACGCCTGTCTCTCCTTGAGTACCTTGCGCTCCAAGTGTTCCTTGAACACCTTGAGTGCCTTGTGCTCCAGTGGTTCCTTGTGTACCTTCAGTTCCTTGAGTTCCTTGTGTACCTTCAGCACCCTGGGCGCCTAAAGTTCCCTGAGTTCCTTGTGTACCTTCAGTTCCTTGAACACCCTGAGCTCCAAGAGTACCTTGTGTACCTTGGGCACCAACGTCACCAGTTCGGGCAAAAGTTAGTAGGACATCGTCTTCGTCTGTGAATGAACCAGAACCAGAAAGGTATGTAATATCAATGTCAAAGTAAGTAGCATTATCAACCATTGAGTTGATTGCGTACATAGCAAACACTGAACTGTTTGACTTAAGCGAAATCTTTACATGACCCTTAATTGTTGATGTAGAATCATCAATTGTTTGTAGGTATTGATGTATGTCTGTTGATGCAGAGTTGATATCATCAATTGCAAGATGTGTTGCAGAAGATGGGGCAGCGTTAAGGCGAATGTATGTATTGCCTGGGTCTGCCATGGTTGTAGAATCATCGTAGTTGTACTCAAATGTAACACCACCGAATGAACCTTCAAGACCTTGTGCGCCTTGTGTACCATCTGTTCCTTGGGTTCCCTGTGCACCAGTAGTTCCTTGAGCACCTAGAGTGCCTTGTGTACCTTGTGCACCTTCTGTACCCTGTGTACCTTGAGAACCAACAGTTCCCTGTGTACCTTGAGAACCAACGGATCCTTGAACTCCTTGTGTACCATCTGTACCCTGAGTTCCTTGTGAACCAACTGAACCTTGTGTACCCTCTGTTCCTTGTGAACCTACTGTACCTTGGGCACCAAGGGTTCCCTGAGTACCCTGCGTTCCTTCGGTTCCTTGAACGCCCTGAGCTCCAAGAGTACCTTGAGTTCCTTGTGCGCCAACATCACCTGTACGAGCAAATGTAAATAGTACTGCTTCTCCATCGGTAAATGTTCCATTGCCAGATACGTAAGCAACGTCTACGTCAAACCAATTTGGTGCTGAGTCTGTAAGACCAGAAATTGTGTAGAGTGCGAAGACAGATGCATCAAACTTCTTGGATACTTTTACGTGACCCTTGATAGTTGATGTTGAGTCATCAATTGTTTGTAAAAAGTTAGAAATGTCGTAGTTGCCATCGGATGGATTATCATCTAGTGCGATGTGTGTAACTAAAGTTAAATTTGCATTATTTAGACGAGCATTATTATCGCCTGGGTCTGACATTGTTGTGTTATTAGAATAATTGTATCCAACTGTAATACCGCCGAATGAACCTTCAGCTCCTTGAGTACCTTGAATTCCATCAAGACCTTGTGCGCCCTGTGTACCTTGAGTACCTTGCGCTCCTAATGTTCCTTGTGTGCCTTGTGAACCTTCTGTTCCCTGTGTGCCCTGTGAACCAACTGTACCTTGTACTCCGTTAGAACCATCTAAACCTTGAGCACCAGCTGTTCCCTGAGAACCAACAGTTCCTTGTGCGCCTTCTGCACCTTGTGCACCAACTGTACCTTGTGTTCCGTTAGAGCCATCTAAGCCTTGAGCACCATCAGTTCCCTGAGAACCAACAGTTCCCTGTGAACCGACTGCACCTTGTGCGCCGACTGTACCTTGTGCGCCTACTGTACCTTGTGCGCCTTCTGTACCTTGTGCGCCAAGAGTGCCTTGTGTACCTTGTGCGCCTGTGCTAGTGTTTATCCATGCACTACCGTTCCATGAACGTAAATATCCAAGTACTGTATCAAAATAGATTTGACCAACAACTGGTGATGCTGGTGCTGTTGATAAATTTTGAATTCTGGCATTCTGTAACTCATTTTTATTGAGGTCAATGCCTACTACAAATTTTCTTGCCATTTTTTTTTCTCCTTATGACAGGTAAGCTGTCCCTCCGAATGGTTGAGCCATCGTAAGTGTTATTTGGTTAAGACTATTATAGTCTATTCCTGTTTCTAATATATTTCCTGCACTATCCTTAATTGTTACATTAGGATAGAAACCTAAATTGTGTGCTATTACCTTTGAATAAACTTCACTTACTGGGCCTGTTACGGACCCAATTTCCCATGTTACTGTGTGTGCGTAATTTCCAGCAGCTGCTGCACCCAAAGTAACTGTCTGTGCGCCGACCCATGTTGAATCTGATAGCTTTGGGCCATAAAATATTTTTGATACTGTGTCGTAGTAATAATCGTCTTGTAGTCCAAGGTTGTTTGCTGGTGCCCCAGATCCATTTAATATTGTTTTTCCTCTTGCACCTTGTGGGCCAGGGACTGTTACTGTAACTTGATTTCTAGATGATAAAGATGTTACTATGTTTGTCATTATATTGTCACCGACCTTGATAACGTCATAAATCCTTCAAGTATTTTAACCTTATTGGTATTGGAATCAGTAAGCATAATGTCGTATGAGGATTTTGGAAAAAACAATTTATTTGTTTGGGTAGGTGTCATTCTAATTGTGAGCTGGCCGTTGGTAGGATCAATCGTTATTCCGCCACTTGGTGAAGTTAATGTAAAAGCTAACTTGCTTCCACCTTTTGCATCACGAACCTGCATTTTAGCAGAGGCTCCAGTAAGATCTATGGCTTCGCCTTCTGGATCTTTGTATTCAACGATAAATGAGAAAGTAGCATTTTGATCTACTTCCCAATTTTTTTGTCCTGCCATTTACTAGTACTCCTAAATAGGAAAACTCCTATGCTTATTTTAGCATAGGAGCAATCCTAATCGTGTTTAATTACTTTGTTGACTTAAAGCCAAATTCTTTGTTACTTGGGCTAAGAGCCTTTAAAATTACTGGAGCAACGGCGGCAACGCCACCCATTAGCAAATCTCTTGGATTTGTATTTCCAGTCATGTACAAAGCAATTGCTGCTGAAAGAAATGCTCGTGCATATGTTCCTAGCGCTGCTAAAATTTCCTCTGTCATTGTAACCTTTCCGTCCTTATTTAGATCTCTGTTCATTTGATCATCTCCAATTTTGGGCGTTGTGCCCAGAATTTTGAGGGCATCTCCCCCAATACTATTATTCTACCATTAAGCTGAAATATCTACAATCTCACAATTTCCATCAGAGGTGCAAGCTAGGGTCTGTGTTCCACTAGTTCCATCCTCTGTCTCATAGAAAGACAAATCTTCCCAACGAATGCTTTTGGGCATTTTGCCAAGCAGGTCTAGGTACTCTTCTTTTGTAACTTCCTGGTATGGAGCCTGCTTATAACTGTGATCTGAATGAGGCAGGAATGAAATACCTGATACTTCATCAAAATGCTTATATACCCAAGCACCTACTTCCATCCACTCATCTTCTTTTACTGAAACAGTAATAGATGGCTTATGTTCACACCATGCACGCTGATATACAAGCCAAATATTTAAATGTTCGATAGCTGTTAAATCATTTCTAACAATTGCACCTTCTGGTGCTTTTACTGGAAATGAAAATACGTATGTATCGTTTGGCTTCATTACATCATCTTCTACTGGAATTCCGACTTCCTTTAAAAATGTAGAAATGGGATCTCCCTTTGAACCACGGACTGTTCTAATATAATATGGAGAATGCCAAGCATGCATACCAGAGGAAACTCCTACTAACTGAGACACTGTTCCAGATGGTTTTACGCATGTAATAGCTGCAGATTCTTGAATGCCAATCTTGTCTGCTTCATCTTTGTTTTTTTGTCTTGCTGTTTCTCTGAGTGTCATTAGAAATGCTTCTAGTGAAACTAAGTCATCTTTTCCTGACATAAATTTATGCCCAAATTGTCCAGTTAAAGACACGCCAAGTAGTCGTTCTTCCTCTGTGTTATCTTTCCAAATTTTACGAAGATACTTAAAGTCTGTAAGAGTTGATTGCCATGTTCCAAGAATAGTGGCTAATTCTACTTTACGTTGAATATCTTTCTTTGTATCGTTTTCACGTAATACGACTTCTGAAAGATTACAAAACTGATAAGGACGGAGAATAATTTCCGAACATGGGTTTGTTCCATAGTGTATGTCTGCATCTCTTCTTCCAAATTTTGCAGCTTGTGCTTGTGCAGCTGCAACGTTGTAAATACCACGCTCTCCTGATTTTGAATCATATAGCGACTTCCATTCTGCAATAAATTGCTCCATATCTGGCTTACGAGAATAAGCAACAGAGTTGTTTGAAAGAGCACGTTGAGAATTATTCTCCCACCAGTTTCCTGACTTTGCTTGTGCCATTTCGATATCATTAATATTTGAAAGAGAAATCATAGCTGATCTACGAACTCCGCCAACAACAACAATCTCGCCGATCTTGCACATAATGTCATGTGCCTCAATTGGCTTAAGTTGGCGTCCTGATGCTGACTTAAACTTTGCAATTGTAAAATCAAAAAGATTGATTAGAGGTTGTGGTCCAGATGAGCGTCCACCCATTGTCTTAAGACGAGCACCAGCTGGACGAAGTTTGCTTACATCAACTGCTGGAATCTGTCCTGACCAAAGTAAAGCAAGTAACTCACGATATGCTTTTGCCCAACCTTGCTTTGAGTCTTCAACTGTAATTACTGTAGATGACTTTTCAAATGATTCTGGGACGGCAGGAAGTTTATTAACGTACTTGTATTCAACAGAAAATCCAACACCTGTTCCACACATAAGAATATACATAGTCTCATCAAATGATCTTGGTGAGTCAACTGGGACAAATGAGCAGTTGTAGCCTGCTACATGATCTCTATCTAATGCTGCACCAGCAGTCATTACAGATCTCATTGACGGCATTACGTTTCTGTTAAAAACTGCATCTTTAACTTCTTCTACAATTTTTTTATCTGGAACATAGTTGTGCTCTTTTAAAAGGTGGCCCATCATAAAATCAAAATATCGATCTACTGTTTCTCCCCATGTTTCTCTACGATTTTCTTCAGGCATCCATCTTGCATAGCGAGATAATGCAATAAAGTTTTCATATGGGTTTTCGATAGTTCTTGACATTTTTTGGTTACACCTTTTCTTCCGCCTTACGGATTGATTAAATTTGAATGAGGTCTAAGTGTATCAAACTTTATTTTAGTGGGGAAGGGGTTAAGAAAATTTTTTAAAGATATGATCAAAAGCCTTATTAGTCAACTGATCCCAATTATATTCTTCATGAATCTTGGTTGACTGAGCATAATAATAACCAGAGTATGCTTTAAAGTTTAAAGATACATCTCTCATAAGTTGAGCTAGATGTCTTTGGTTTGGCTCAAAAACTTTTCCATCATGAAATGGCCATGGTGAATCAACAAGATCTGATTTTAATTTGAGGGGACCGATATAGTTATCATAATGAGCCCAATCATAAGTTGAAATAACTGGCATACCTGTAGCAAGTGCTTGTAGTGGAATAAATCCAAAACCTTCTCCATAAGTTGGATAAATTAAAACATCATGTTCGTGATACAGATTAACCAATTGCTCTTCGCTATATTTTTCTGTAATTATATTAATATTATTATATATAGCATCTGGTAAACCAACTATATTCTTATCTATAAAGTTATTATAAATTCTAGTAGTATTATGTTCATATGCTTTTATAGTTAAAGAATACTTATGATTGTTTCCATAAAGAGATGTAAATGTATCAACTACCATTTGTCCTGCTTTTCTTGGAGCAGGCTCTCCAATATGCAAAAACTTTATTACGCCATCATCTTTTCTTTTTCTAGGAGACCATATAGGATCAATTCCATGCGGATAAACTTTTACATTTGTTATTCCATTTTTTTCAAAAACTTCTTTACACCAATTAGATGTTGTCCACACCTCATCACATTCCGCCATAACTGGTTGCCACTGTTTTGGAATTTCTGTTGATTCCCATGGAGTATAACTAATTTGATATTGATTTTTATTAAGTTGAAAATAAACTGGTTGAGAAAAATTTAATTGTACAGGAGCATTGGGATTATTAATTTCTACATTATGTCCTAATCTTCTTAAGGATTCCATGATTTTAAAACTTGCATGACCATAGCCATTAAGTATTTTAAGATTAGGTGACGGGGTTGAGAAAGATATATTCACAATAATTCCTAGTTGACTGACTTGACAGTAACTTACTGACAATGTTAAGATTATAGTTCGTTATCTCTAAAGGAGGAAATGCCAATGGAGAATATAAAACAAAAGCTGAGCGATTTTGCTCACAGTACGACTGTAATAGTAATGATAACATTGTTTCTATTTACAAACAATACCGTGATCCCCGCTCAAGCTTTGAAAATAGAAATACCAAAGACAGAAGTACAACTTAAGCAAGAAACCTTAGAGAAGTACAGCAATACTGTTTACAAGCCTTCGGAAATGCTTTCAGACATTGAATTGAAAGAACTACTGGCAGCAGTAGGTTTTGAAGGAAAAGCCCTTAGAACGGCTTGGGCCATTGCAAAGACGGAGTCCAACGGACGCCCCCTAGCATATAATGGCAACAGGAATACTGGAGACAGTTCCTATGGAATTTTTCAGATCAACATGTTGGGAAACCTTGGTGTTGCTCGTAAAGAAAAATTTGACCTGAGATCAAATGTACTATTATTTGATCCAGTAATAAACGCAGAGATAACGTACTATATGACCAAGGGCGGTATAAATTGGTCAGCTTGGAAGGGTTTAACCCCAAGAGCAAAGGAATTTTATTCGAAATTCCCAACTACTCAGAAGTAGGAGAAAATGCGTAAGATACAGTATGTATCTAAATACATAGCACTTTCTGAAGAAGGCCTTGTACCTAGATTGGCATGTCCACTAGATCAAGGCTTTCTTCTTCCTAATCAAAACGATCAGGATGAAGTATACTTATATTGCCTTTCCTGTCAATACAAAAAATTTATAGGATTTGGTTTTTACGATGAAATTATTAAAGCGGTAAAGAAAGCTGATAAAAATGTCATGTGAAAAAGATTGTCAGTGTAATAGCACCCCAATTATTCCTATTGATAATATGGGGCGGGAAAAATTTTGGGAAGACCTAGGTAGACCAGATGGAAAATGAACAAAGATCCTCAGATTTAGAAGACAACCTACCAATGGTCAACTATATTATGCTTCATCGCATATATGACCTACTAACAATTATTGCAAACAAACTAGTTGGACCAGAGGATACATCTAAGATGGTTTCATATCATGAGGAAGGGTACCTTCTTGGACCTGCCCCATCATACTCTGCTCCAGATGAAGAAACTTTATTCTAAAAACAGTTGACTTAGAATAAAAGCTATTTTACAATTGAATTGTGCGTAGTTGTAGCATCCCACATGTTCCTACGTACATATATCGCAAGATATGAGAACCCAATCGGATCCGCCTCTGGTTGGGTTTCTTGCTTTATATACATAAAATATAGGACAATACGGTCATATAGTGCAATTAGTGCGAAAAAAGTGCTTCGGCGAGAGAAGAACCCATTTTTATCTTTACAACATTTGCTAGAATATGGCATAAAAATGCCCTGAGAGGGTTTTAAAGCCCTAACAAGGTTATTTGGTGGTATCCACCTATCCTACCCTTAAAAGGGCGGGAGATAAAAAGTTATCCCTTTTCACCATTATATAAAGCAACATAATTAACAAGATTAACTGTTCTATTTGTACCATAGCCACCAGATTTTTCTAATTGGTCCAAAGCTGTTGGTTTATCCTTAGCAAGGGATTGTACTAACATTTCGACTTTATATGTGTAACAAGAGGAATTTTCTGTTGTTCCCACTTTTTTTGTAGCCATTGTATTACTTCCCTATTATTCTAGTTGACTAGGATTTTAGTCTTATATAATGTTAATATAATATTATTTTTAATGTTTCATCTGGAAATTAGATTTTTAGCAAACCCCCCCTACCCCCCTTTTTTTAACTTAAAGGAAAGTAGAGAAAGTTCACAAAGATCATATGCAATACATCTGGCATATTGAGTTCTTAGTGTAACCCCCGAAACCTTTCCAATTGTAACATGGGACATTTTTGTAGGTCAAGCTTTTTTAGATTTTACAAAATGTTAATAGGATTTTATCTTGTATGATACATACATTAGAAATGTCCGTTTTGTCTGTATAGTGCTCCCATAAATGGCTATTTGTGACCCTTATCACATACCTTTTTTTAGAAATGTCCTTAATGTCCGAATTTGGACTTGCAATTTGTCAGTGCCTTAGTATAGTCTTAATACATAAGGTTAAGAAAGGTTCTTAACAGAAAGGAGTTAGATAAATGACTAACTCAATTTTTGCGAAAGTTGCTAAATCAAGCGACTTTCCTGCAGGTTTAATGAATACCTGCCAATGCGGACAGGTTGTTTTAGCCCCCGCTACAATTCACGACATTTGCCTACCAAATGGCACTTGCCTACATACCGCTTGCGGTAGAGACATTTGGGGAAACCCAATCGCCTAACGGCGTGTCTCCCCAATTTGTCACCGCTATCCGCTACAATTCCTACTATAACTACTAACGAAAGGTCATAACAAATGACACTAGATGAATACAGAGAATACCAGCAAGCCCAGTACGCTAAACAGCGTGAGGCTAATAAGGCTAAGATAAATGCTATGTTCTCTACTACTAACCGCCCTCTAACTAATGACTACCTACTAGCGAAAGAAGAAAACTAATGACTATCACTTACTCAATTTGGCAAGGCTCTAAACTAATCTCTGTGAACAATGTTGCACATGAGGTCAAGGCTATTGACCACCTAATCAATTCACTAAACGATAGCGAACTAGGCAAGGGTAAGAAATTTACCGCTAATGTAATGGACATCAAGGTAGGAGAATAATAAATGACTAAATGGGATACTATACAAGCAGATGTTGCAGACCAATACGCACACCTAGATGAGGAGGAGGCACTTATGGAGTGGCTAGGAGAAGAAGAAGATGTTTTTGGTTTTGCTAAGGCTATTGAGATTGACCACTTAACAGATGAACAATTAGATGAGGTCTTTAACATGTTTGGAGATAAGTAATGAGCATAAGCGGATTAGTATTTAGAATAAATGACTATGGCATGGAGTTAGATAGTTTCTTAGGGGCTATCTATCTACCATGGCACACTATTGCCACCGCCGTTTTTATTACTGTTGCTTATAAGATCTACAAGGTAAGGAGAGATAAATGGTAGTAATACTATGCGCCATGGTAGGTTTTGGTGTGGCGTATCTCATAGCTAACTAACGGCGTGTCTCCTTGACAATTCAGGGAGACCGCCCCTATCTTTTGTGGGCGTTATCCACAGGGGTGATTAAGAGGGTGTGGATAAACACCCTGGATTTTGTGAGCAACATCACATCAAATAGATTAGGTTTTGTCGGTGCGTTGTGATAGTCTTGCCTTAATAAATCAACGAAAGGAAAACTTCATGTGCGCTTCATGCTACGCTATTGAAAACGGAATAACTTGTTATTCTATTAAACCATCTGACCTATGCGATACTCATTACTTTGAGTGGCAACAAGAAAAAATGTATTGGGAATTAGACCGCTCAACGGAAGGACTTTACATATGAGCACTTTTGTATCTGTAAACTCTGTATGTGGTGCAGTAACCACCACAATCGATATGTATGATTTAGAATTAAATCCGCATGGTGTTATCTGTTGCGATAATTGTCAAAGCATTGTGTTATGCCGTGAGGCGTGGAATTTTTTATACAAGGGGGTAAAGTAATGAATACAGATCTGTTAAAAGATGTCGCATCTATTGCAAAAGAAAAGCATGGCGATAATTGGCTTGCTTATCTTTGGGGCGCATCTCAAGTTTTGCTTAACGAAAAAGATTTGCAAATAATTTTAGAAACTTTGCAAGATAATTAAATAAAGGCGGCGTGTCGACTTGACAAAGTCGGCAGCTGCCCCCAAAGATGAGGGGGCTGTGGATAACTTACGTGTAAATGTGGAAAACCCCTGAAAAATTGTGGATAACTTGTGTACGACACGCCCGAGATCTTGTGAGATTTATCACACGGCTTGAGCGTCTCAATATTTGGAATTACTGGCTAGTAATTAGTTTATGTCAGTGGCTTTTGGTACAATACTCTTATCAACAAACGAAAGGCGGACACCATGTCAGCAAATGTCTATACAATCGAAAGCCTACTTGTAGGAAAAACCTATCGCTCAAAGTCTTTAACTGGAGAAATCATTGACGCAGAAAAGTCTGATGATGTCTGGTATGCAGATTGCGATACTTATAAAGTACAGGTTCGTCCTCACTATTCAGCACCGCTAAACCTCAAAGATACTTATCGTTATTTGGCAGTAAAGATTTAACGGGTATCGAAACAGGGGCAGTTTAGGGGAAGTCCTCGCCCAATGTCGTAAGTAAGAATCCTCACACAATTTGTCAGTGCTAACTGATACAATAACTTAAACAAACAAACAAACGAAAGGAAAACTATAAATGGGAAACTTCTTAGATGTATTAGATGAGGGAACTATCTCCGTCATTGTGTGTGATGATTGCATGGGTTTTGGTGCAATTTTTTGGGGAGATGAAAACTCCTATGATGTCGAGCCATGCGATTGCGTAACTAACGAAATTGGAGATTACTAAGATGTATAAGATTACTTTATCCTATGACGGAAATTCTGTTCGCTGGAGTGGCGACTATGATGATGCATTGGAAGCATTTACCGCATTTGCTAAATTTACTGATGTTGGATTTGCTAACGAATACTCAACGATTAATCTATCAATGCCGACAGGCAAAATGTACACAAAAGTAATTGACCGCATGGGAAAGGTAACAATTAAATGATGACTCGTAAAGACTATGTAGCAACCGCAGAAATTCTAAAGTATGGAAGCGACAAAATGCATCCTGCTTTATTCTCAAAAATTGTTGGAGATTTTGCGGAAATGTTCGCAAAAGATAATCCACGATTTGATGTAACACGATTTCACGAAGCAAGCAATTACAAAGTAAAGGTGGTTTACTAAAATGGGAAATACATTTGCAGCGGATCTAGTAAGCATGGATTTATCTTTATCTGATTCTATTAGAATTCATTTAACTAGTAATCACTATCCACCCGTCCCGTCTTCCATGGTACAACCTTGCATTGATGCGATTGATGCGATTAATGATGAGCAAGGTGAAACACTAATTGAATTACCCGATGGCGTATTTTGGCGAGGTGAAACTCATGCGCCTGCTTATGCAATTGCAGAAGCACACCATTTACACAATTGGTTAAATCATTCTTGGGATTGCGATTGTTATGATTGCATCGCTGAAGAGTAAAGTCCAACGCATTCAGGAATTGCGTCGCAGTAATGCGGCGCAACCTGTTCGCAATAAAAAAAAGTACAAACGTAAACAAAAATACAAAAAGGATTTAAATAATGATTGATCTGATTGGTATAATAATTACTGCAATACTTATTCTAGGAATGCTATCCCCAATATATGTTGTTTATAAAATTTGGAATAGTTGACAAAACTTTAAAGCTGCCCCCGAAGTCGTGGGGGCATAACTTGTCTTACGTCAAGTTATAAAATATCCCTGAAATTGTGAGATTAATCACAAAATAAATTAAATAAACATTGGGCGTGTTGCACAATTTGTCAGTGGACCATGCTACAATTCCACTATCAACCAAACGAAAGGTAATAAATAAATGGTAGCAATCGAACACACACTTAAATTCGTCACAGAAGTAGACGAAACAAATCCAACAGGTGCCCGTCTTTTACAATTAGATAAGCAATCACAAATTCTAATGCTAGAGTCTGCACTTCGTGAATTTGTAATTCCAGCGGTCCTTCCAGTATTGGAAAACATCAACAAAGGCGGTTCATGGGCTATCGTAAAGGTGGCAGAATAAATGGACAATCTTTATTCTATCTTATCCGAAAGACACCCAGATGGAGACTTTAATGAAATGGATTTATGGGAGGCTATCGCAGACTCAGAAGGCTTGGAGCTGAACGAAATTATGGACGGCGACCTAACAGAATACTTGTGATACTTATCACACCATAAAGGTCTTGATAAATGTCAGACCCTAATGCTACAATAACACCCTAAACAGAAAGGAAGCAAAATGACAGTAAATGGATACACTTACAAGGTTGGCGATTTATTCACCACTCTTAAGTCAAAGAAAACTGGAGTAATCAAGGAGATTATTCCTAACGCATCTGGCTCGGTGCGTGTCTTGCTAGAAATGCCAACAAAGGAAACTCGTTGGACAACAGTTAGCAACGAAGCCCTAGTATAAGGAAATGCGGAAGGGTCGCAGAAATGTCAGACCCTTCCGCTACAATACAACTAAACCAACCAACCAACGAAAGAGGAAACAAATGGCTAGAGGAAAAGCAATCTCAGTTAAAATCGCAACACCAAAAGTAATCAAGGCACTAGAGGCAAAGTTAGTAGAACTTAATGCCAACTATGCTAATCAAGAAACAAACGAAGCAAAGTATAAGAAGGCTATGGAAAAGTGGCAGAAGGAAATTACTGCTTATGCCGTTTCTAACATCAAGAAAGCAGAAAACTTCCGTACTAACTATCGTTCTTGGAATAACACTCTCAACATTGACTTTGATTTGACAGTTACACAATCAGAACTGCCAGCAGAGCCTGAGCGTGACTTTGAGCAGATGGGTCGTCACACATACCTAGAGCAAAAGCAAGAAATCGAAAACGCAATTCGTATTCTCAAGATGACAGATGAGGAAGTAGTAAATACTTCCACATACAATGCGGTTGCTCGTTATCTATAATTACCAATAGGTAAATGTCCTGAGCATGACAACTAAAACTGCTCACACCTTCGGGTGTCCCTACTAACAAAGGAAATAAAATGCGTAATCGTTTTAGAATAGAAATCTATGACGCAAACAAAGCAAATGATTTAACAATCTATTCTGAACAGGGTGTAGATAAAGAATACTTAACTGAATTAGTATTCTCTAACATTCGCCGCTTTAATGGCAAAGTAAATGCATACGTTGTTGATACGTTAAAGAAAAAGAAAACAACTGCAATGTTTCTTGATGAGGAAATTGCAAAGAAGTATCAAACAGTATAAAGCTTGGGGCGGGATCTTGTCCCGCCCCACCTTCCCTGCCCTCATAGTTGCGGGGTTATCCACAGGCTTACGGAAGTTATCCACAACACCCTGAAAAATTGTGAGATTCATCACAACAAATTTGTCGACAAATGACTAACTAATCTAGACAATGTCAGTGCCACATGTTATACTCAATCTAACAAACCAACCGAAAGGAAATAAACATGGCTCATAATCTAGAAATGGAAAATGGCGAAGTTGCATTTGCGCTTCGTGGAAAACCTGCATGGCATAATCTTGCCAATCGCATCTTCACACAAGATGAAGAAGTAACTACACAAACAATGCTTGAAGAAGCAAAGTTGTCTAATTGGAATGTTCGTCTATCTCCAATCACTGAGCACATTCCAGAATCTTGGAATGATGTTTCTACTGCATCTCTTGTCATTCGTGATAACCCATTTAATGGCGGTACTGATGTGCTTGCTACTGTTGGTAAGCGTTACAAGCCTGTGCAGAATGAGGAATTGTTTGCATTCGCTGATGCAATTCACGATGCAAATGCTGATTGCCGTTGGGAATCTGCTGGTTCTTTGCGTAGCGGTAAAGTTGTATTTGGTACTGTGGACATTCCCCGCACAATGGTGCTTGATCCACAAGGCGCAAATGATGAAACAAAGTTGTATCTAATTGTGTGGACATCTCACGACGGGTCTGTTGCTGTTCAGGCTGCTGTTACTCCTGTTCGTGTTGTATGCCAAAACACTCTTAACCTTGCAATGAAGAATGCAAAGCAATCTTTCAAGATTCGTCATACACAATCTGTTGAAGGTCGCATTCAGGTTGCCCGTGAAACTCTTGGTCTTGCTCTTGGATACTTTGATGAATTTGAGAAGGAAGCACAAGCAATGTTCAATCAATCAATTACTGATGCTGAATTTTCAAAGTTAATTCAGACAATCTACCCAAAGCCTGAAAAGGATTCTAAGGGTGCATTGAAGAAGTGGGAAAACAAAGTTGTGTTGCTTGATGATTTGTATCATAACTCACCAACCAATGCTAATGTTAAAGGCACAAAGTGGGGTGCATTTAATGCGCTTACTGAACGCCTAGATTACTATCGCACATCTCGTGGCAATTCAGAATCACTAATGGCTGGTGCATCTGGATTTGACCCTGTTCTAACTGCTGAGAAAAACAAAATCAAGAAATTGGTTTCTGCTTTCTAAATAAATAAAATCCTGAGCATGATTTAAAACTGCTCCACATTGTGCCGTTAGCTCAGTTGGTTAGAGCCCCGAACTCATAATTCGGTCGTCGTAGGTTCAAGTCCTACACGGCACACTTGACAATTGCAGGTGAATGCCCCCATATTTGAAGGCAGCAGGATCTTGTTACGACCAATATAAAAAAAGCCCTGAAAATCTGTTGACATTTGTCAGTGGCTACCCCTATAATAATGCCATCAACCAACGAAAGGAACAATATGCCAAACTGGGTATATAACGGATTAACTGTAGAAGGTAATCCTGATTCTGTAAAGAAAATGATGGCTCAACTAAATAAGCCATTTACGCAACTACATGATTCATGGGATGTAAGCAAGAATACATTCATGAAGAAGAATACTCTATATGCAGAGCCTATCTTTGCATTTCATAATATCTATAATTATATAGATGCAGGAATTACTGAAGAGGAATATCTTTCTCAGCCTGACCATTCCCTCCCAATTCAAGAAGCAATGAAGTGTCTTACTAATGATTGGTATAACTTTAATATCCGTGAGTGGGGAACCAAGTGGGATGTAGCCGTATCTGTAGGTGACAAGTATCCTGATACTACAGTTGAAGATACTGCTAATGGTGATAACCATGTCGTTCATTATAACTTTAACACCGCTTGGTCTCGCCCAATGGGTGCATTAACTAAACTATCTGCACAATACCCTGACCTACTATTTACTTTATCATATGAGGAAGAGACTGGCTGGGGCGGAGAAATGGAAATCCTTCGTGGCGTAGTTATATCAGAATCAGAATATGACAACATCTGCCGTGAATGTGATGAGACTGATTGTGTACTCTTTGATGGAGAAAGAGGTGTAGAGGTATGCACCAAATGTGGGTATGAGTCATGACAGATTTAATCTCATCTAAATATACATTTGTCTGCGATCCAAATGAATGTGATTCTTTAATCGAACTAACATCATCAGATGGCTTTGGGTTCCCATCTGGTGTGACCGAGCTAACATGTCCTTGTGGCCGTAAGACCACATTATTGTCAGTGGAGCATGCTACACTACCAACAACTAACCAAACGAAAGAGGAAAAAATGGAAACAACAACAGATAACCACTACATGACACGAGAGTTTCTTGAGTCACAGTTAGTACAAAACAAGGCACGCATTCAGCAACTTGAAGAGCAGATTCAACGTGTCACACAACGTGACTACGCAACTGCAGGAACATTAAACAAGTTACGTGATGACATGAAGGTATTTACATTAGAAGGTCTTGATGACGATTCTATTACAGAATACCAAGCAGAAGAGATTGCAAGCATCTGTGGCTTTGAACTAACAAATGAGTTTGAGTTGACTGTAACAGTTCAGTATTCAGTTACAGTTAATGCTCGTGACGAGGAGTCTGCTATCAATGCAATTCATGAGACAGACTTTGACACAGTATCATATGATGAACCAATTACATATATGTCATCATCTATTGATTCAGTAGAGGTTGACTAATGTACTTTGAACTTACCGCTCCGAACCAGGTGGCCTTTGCAAGGGCCATCTGGGATGCGGAGATAATCGGTTTAGATCCAGAGGCAATGGAATCGTTGACATTCAACATTGGAACTGGTAGTATTGAGAAAGTAACACGCCTTCGTGAAAAGCATAACCTAAAACTAATTCATGAAAGCGATTCAGAACCAACGGGATATAGGAGAGATTAAAATGGGCGACACATACCAAGATGGCTTCACAGATGGAGCACGCTGGGCTCGTGAGGAAATAACAGAGAGACTGCGTGAGATTGATGTTTATGACATTGATACTTGGTTGCTAGATAAATTAGCAGACATGATTGAAGGCGGAAAACTGTGATGGAGGATCTATCTAGATGGATTGCATGTGACCAATGCGGTACCGCCCAAGCTATGTATCTAGTTAAACTAGTAGACGGTGAATTGTTCTTTTGCGGTCACCACTATAATGCAAGCAAAAGAGGCCTTGACAAGGTCGCATATGAAGTAGTAGAATTAAATAAGACCGAAGAAGTACCTACATTAGAAGAGGCGGAACTGTAATGGGAGATAGAGCAAACTTTGGATTTAGACAGTCAAACGGTGAAACGATTGTTCTATACGGGCACTGGGCAGGATACAACATGCTAGCAAAGTTAGCGGATGCTGTAGATAAGGCCCGTCCACGTTGGACAGATGAATCATATGCAACACGCATCTGCATTTCACAATTGGTTGGAGATGATTGGAATTCAGAAACAGGCTGGGGCCTACAGGTAAATTCAATCAGCGACAATGAACATAAGATTCCATTAATTGATTGGGCAACACAAACGTTTAGTCTGCATGAAGAAGCGCCATGGTCCGAGTCAACAGAATACAAGGTCCGTGGAATGTTAGACACACCAATCTTTGATATGTCTTTAGATAGTTTTGTAAAGAAATATTCTGCAGCATTAGTTTAAATAAGTAAAGGTGCCTCTATAGTCATCCAATGCGTTATGGCCAGGGGTTAAATAAAGCAGGTTTTTACTTTCGTTGGTACCTAGCAGCCTTATGTAAAACCCCAGTTTGGAATAAGCCCCTACAGCTGGGGTTTTTGCATGTGCCCTCAAAAGAAGGAGGGTATCATAACTCTCTTACGAGATCAATATAATTTTCCCTGAAATTTTGTGAGATGCGCCACAATGTGGCGGGTATCACATAGGAAATCTATTCCATTTGTCAGTCCCTTAATATATAATAATCACATAACGAAAGGGATAAAAATGGAAGCATTTACAGATACAGTAGGAGAGCATATACTTGGAGCAATCCAAGTAGATATTGAGCAAGCATTATTTGAAGATTGGAATAATGCTAACTTAGAAGAAGGGGAGGCATTTGCAGAATGGAGATTTATGCAATTTGCTCCTGATAACTTAAAACAATCATACAATGAATACTATGGTTATATAGAGGGAGATGAATTTCTTCTATGATTACCAGCCAAGAACTAATTGATTATATCTATGATGACAACTTAATCCATTTTGACGACAGAGATACATCAGATGATTGTGATTGTCACATTCATATAACACTTAATACTATGATTAAATATATGGAGGCAATTGAATGCTAGGTTATGAAATGGCAGATATAGATGAGATGATTAACTCAGTTCATGATGCTAAGTTATTCTATCTTAGGACCCCGTCCGATTTGATCGACAAGGAACCATTAGTTAAAAGCTTGGAAAAGACAGTTAGTTTTCTTCAAGGTTTATGGGCAGAAGGATATTTTGATGGCTACCAAGACTAGTAGATTCCTAGAATATATAAAGCTTCATCTAATTAGTCTTATCCAGGACTTAGACAACTTACATTCAACTGATGATAACTTTAAATTTGTTGAAGGACAAATTGAGGCAACCAAGCATTTATTGTCAGTGGCTACTGATATAATGAACTCTTCTAACGAAAGGTATGAATAATGAGAGATACAAGTATTACTGAACTCCCGCCCCATTTGCAACGCATGGTCAATTACGACATTAATGGATTAGACATAATGCATGGCGAACTAAAGAACCTAATGCTTATTTGGGAAAAAGAATTAGAAAATGCCCAAGAGATTGAGGATGAATCAGGAGACGCTATGGACTCTATGGAGCGAAAGTATTGCGAAGGCTTCCTTGACTCCTTGGTTGCTCTATATAATCTAACATATCAACTATCATTTCAAATCGGTATCAGAAAAGAAAACAGAAAGGACGGGCACCTGTAATGGCAACATACAGAGTACTAGGAGAAAAGCCAATGATGTATTGGGTGGAATTGCAAGCAAAGGATTCATATGAGGCATATGACCTTGCTGAGAAACTAACTACAGATAAATGGAATGAACTAGAGCAAGACAATGTAATTGAACCTGTAGATGTATATCTAAATGATGAAGAAGAAGAGTTTGTATTTGACCAAGTTAATGTGATAGGAGTAAATGATGAAGCCTGATGACAAAGATAAGTTAAATAAGTGTTTAGAGATTCTTGATACCACCGACCTTGGTCTATCCATGGTATGGCTATGGACCTGGTCGACAATCAACAACATCCTAGAAGATGACACGTATCAGGCAAAAGCAACAAAGGACGAGATGTGGGGGCACCTGTGTGAGGCTGTAGAGGCAGGCCAGGGGTTCTCTCTAGAGTGGGGTGCAGAACAGCACAACGAAGAGGTACTTGATTGGATGTTAAGCAGGGACTACATCGTAGATCCTGAAGACCTAGATGAGGAGGACGAAGATGAAGATGAGTGATGATTACATCAATGATCAATTAAACAAAGCCCAAAAGCTTTTATGGGGTGGCAGCGAAACTGAAAACATTGAAGCCCACAATATCATTAGTAAACTAATTAAAGATAGGGTAGAACAAATAAATTTGTAGGGGCGGTTAAACGCTGTTACGGAGACAATTAAATATCGGCTGGAACTATTTACAAATTCGTAAATAGTTGATATAATTAATACAAATCAATCTCTTGAAAGGGGATAACAAATGACAACAAAGCGTGAATATCTAAAGCAGCAGGGCATTACAGTAGGAGCTCGTGGACGTTTCTCAGGAGCAGCCAAGGTAGCTCTTCAAGAAGCAGTAGCTAAGGGCGTAACCTTTACAGCAGAGCCAAAGGTCAACAAGGCTAAGTAACAACCATAGATCGAAGGGGTGGTTGAGCACGTGCTTGCCACCCCTTCCCTATTGTGATAAAATGACGGGTAAGAACTTAGAAAGGCGGACAAATGACATCACCTGAACTTAAATTAGCAGAGCAAATAGCAAATGTAGCAGACAATCATTTCTTTAATCCAGGAATCATTGCACACTATTTATCCGAACAACCACATTACACAATCGACAGAATAACTGAGTTAGTCGTTCACATCATTAGGCAACAGGCAAAGCGACACAGGTTGGATTGGGCGGACGGAACTACATCAGAGGGTCTATTCCTAGCCAATGAACTAAGCAAAGCCTATGACTTAATTATGAGCGGTCACAACTGGAATAATCTAACATTACCCAAAACTAAACCATTAGAAAAAATGGCGGAGGAACCAGTAAGAACAAACAACTCTTGGCTACATAGAGAATATATAGACAATACTCCAAATCTCAATGATCAACGAGTTATAATGTAATTAAACATACTGCCCAAATGATCCACAGGATATTTATATCTTGTGGATTTTTTGCATGTCTAGAATGTGTGGGTAATGTGGGCAACATTTGCGCTTTACGACAGCATGAAAAAAATCCCTGAAATATTCCACAAAATGTCGACAAATCTATATAGAAACATAGAGAATGTATATTAAATCTAATAGAATGTATGCAGAATCTGCCCAAATTTTGTCACAAATTGTCGACATATCTATTGACAAATTGGGGGCAAATATGCATCATTACGGGGCTATTGACAAAATCCCTGAAATATGTAGGCATATGGGGAGATGTGGAGCAAAATGGTATTAAGTGGGGATATTTAAAAAGGCTGCCCAATTACACATATATCTCTATGTCGATAAATAGATAGTAATCACAAGGGAATTAATAGTAATTATTTTCATCTCTATCTATATCTATGCAGTCAAATAAGCCTTCTAAGGGGGTTTTAAGACATGTTTATGGGCGGGGGGATATAGGAGTTAAGACCTATTTTGATCTATTTGCAAGCTAAGCAGTAGAAGGGTGATCTCATATGGTCTGTGTGTGTCACAATAATCTGAGCACATTTGACACATCTTGCTTGCATTAGATCATGCTGCTCTAAATCATAGATTGAGACTTTTAGAGTCTTTGTGTAATATACCTTGGTTAGGTACCATGTTATTAATATAGCTAATATAGTTATCATATGTCTATTGTAGCATTTCTCTTGCTTCCCGCCATCAATCTTCCGCCCTCTCCAAGAGCAGTGCCTTGTTCATCCAGATCTCTCCTTGGGGATTAATTGAGTACATCATATACATTAACTCTCCACATAATAGACACTCTGGAATGTATGTTAGTTTGATTATATCCATGGTCATTTCTGATCCACATTTACATTGCCATCCATAGGTATGGTTCATACTCTTGGCTCCCCGCCTTTTATTCAGCTAATTGAATGGGAATCAATATGAGGCACCTCGTGCACACATCATAGGTTGAGCCAGTATATGGGCAAGTTCCTGCCTGTGTCAGGATATGGCCCTTAAATCTGCATATGATGCCATTGATAAAATTCTTAAAAATGTCTTCTACCGCCGCACTTTTTCGCTTCACTAATTGCGATCAATTGGGTCAATATCTTCTTCATCATCATAGAATGAATCAAATCTCATATCTTTAAATTGCATGAGATAGTTAAATACAATAGCTCCTATGCCTACGAATGATAGGATAAGGATAGTTAGCTTCTTACTCAAAGTCCACCTGATTCTCGTACATGCTTGAATCAATTGTAGATCCAATCCATATTGCTGACCCGCCACAAACGCATCCTATGGACTTAGCCATAGATACATGTGTTTCAAAGGTCATCTTGGTGCCGCATGCCTTGCATACGAATATATATTTATTCACTCTTATCTGCTTTCTCTGCTTCCCGCCTCCATAGAAGATAGGATTTAACGTATACAATGCCATAAGCAACTGCAGCAATAATAAACCCATACTGCTTGGTTGTTAAAGCATAGACAATCCAAAGGCATTCATTAACGCAAAGGATTAGCCAACCCCAAATAGTCTTACGACCTACAAAAAATATGCCTGTAACGCCAATTGCTGCTAGGACATAAGACCAGTATTCCATTACTTACTCTCCAACCTTTTTTCCCAAAGATCAATCAAACTTTCATGCCCAATATCATCAAAGTAATAACGCCTTGCGTTACTATCATAGGTATATCCGTACCATAATCCGCCTTCTTCCCAAGATAGATTATCTGTAGGCTCATTCAAAGCTGCATCGATCTGATCATAGAAGTGTACCTCAGCAAATATAGCACGTCTTAGTGGTTCCCACCAAAATAATCTATTAACTAACCAATCAATCATTTAGAATGGAACTTCCGCAAACTTCTTGTATGATGGGAACTGATCTCCTGGAAGATTTTGACTCTTAGATAAGCTAAATGTAGTTACTGCAATTGATTCAGCATTGATCTCATAAGAGGTACGCTTTGTACCTTCCTTATCCGTCCAGTTTTCTTCATACACCTTACCCACAATGATTACTTCTTGCCCCTTCTTTAGAACGTCCTTAGACTGCTCTGCAAGGCGCTTCCAAGCCTTTACTGTCCACCATGAGGTATTCTTGTCTTCCCACTCACCTGTAGTGTCATTCTTTACACGATCATTTGTTGCAACTCGTAGACGCAAGCCATTTGAGCCAATAGCCTCTGGATCTTGCCCAATTCTACCCACAATTGTTATTACTGGATTCATTTGTTTTCCTTTATCGCTAAGATGTTCTTGCTATTTACTAGCAGGAACTTATTTCCCTCATCATCTTCTATGTTGGTACCAGCATGTTCAGGGAAATAAACTACGTCTCCCTCGCTTATTTCCAAAATAGGAATGACCTCGCCTTTATAGTTAGCCTCACCTCCGCCAACAGCAACTACTTCTCCCATAGCTGGCCCATTGTCTGAAAATGTTGCAGAGATGACAAGACCAGTTTTAGTGGTCTTTTCTCCTGTATTAATTTTCTTTACTAATATAATATTTCCTAGTGGTTTAATCATACCTTAATGATACTAAATATATGTAGGTACGTCAAGCACTTTTTTTAATTGGTTTTATGTTAGGCCTTTTCCAGTTACGATAGATCTTATGTTCATCTAACCATAAAACTATCTTATCTCTTGGTATCTTTAGATCTTCCGCTATTTCTGTAACTGATCTTTCTTGAACTACATACTGTTGATACAGCCAATCTTTGTCCATGTATTTATACATGAGCCCCCTTTAAATAATGAAAACCCACATAATTAAATGTGGGCTGTCATTAAAGTAATCAATTATACTTTCTTTCGTCCTGTTTTCTTTTGTGGCTTTGGCATCAAATTTGTTTCTCTGCGGATACCGTGTCTATTTGTATCTATCTTTAGTCCTTGACGTGGATTTTTTCTGGTTGCTTCTCTGCTTGTTACTGCACCTGATGGTGTTGGGTTAGCTGGAGCATCCATTCCTGTTCCGTTAATATCTGACATTAAGCGTTTAGATCCATTTCTCTATTCCATGTTTCGCTGTCTGTGCCAAACATTTCTGGTGATGGTAGTTGGCCTGGACCAACATCGTATACATTTTGATTAGGCATTTCTACGCCCATGAATGCTTCTTTGCCGCATCCACACATAGCGCACATAATTACTTACCTGTACCGAATGCTGATGTCTCTGCTGCAGTGTGAACCATCTTATTTGTTGTTCCTGCTGGACCTTGCTGTGTCATGTCCTTTGCTGGGAATGCTGATCCTGGGTTTGGAGCATATCCTGCATCAATGTTATTTGTTCCTGCTGGCTTTGTAGCGCTAAATCCGTCTGTGTTAATTCCGTCCATTTTGTTTCTCCTATAGGGTTTTAATTTAGATGGGTCTAGAAATCCATCTATGAATCTATTATAGCATTTAGTTGATTAGGACTTATACTTGTCGTGCCAGCACTTATCACAAATGTTTATGTATTTAGTCTGGCTTGTTGTTATTCTAGTTGCCTCATTTTGACAATCTGGCATTTCGCATAAGTCTATATTTATCATTAATTACTTAGGGCCTTTAGCCTTTTGACCTCTATATCCAGTCTTTTTCTTATTCATACTTCCAGGCTTTTTGTAACCAGCCCCGTTAGGTGTTGCTGCAATTCTTTGCTCTAAAGCTTTTTGAATTTTATCTAAATGTTTTCCCATAATTCCTTCTTAATTAGAATGGGGCGGGATAAGCTCCCGCCCCACTTTAAATTAATTACTTAACTAAAGTAACTTTTGCCTTTGGATTCTTCTTGTTCCACTGAATAGCCAACTTGTTGAATGCGGCCTTCATAGACTTGATTGCTGCTGCATTATCTGCAGTCAACTTAGCAATAGTTGCATCATATGCAACCTTT